AGAAGCCAAGGCGGCCTCTTGCTCAGAATGTGGATCATCAATAATGAGCAGATCAGCTCCCTTACCAGTAACAGTACCGCCAACACCGATAGCAAAATACTCCCCATTACCAGAAGTACTCCAACGCCCAGCAGCCTTACTATCAGATCTGAGAGCGACATTGGGGAAAATTTTGGCATAAGTCTCTCCGTCTACAAGGTTACGTACTTTCCGGCCAAAACCTACCGCAAGTTCAGCCGTGTTAGAACATTGAATAATTTTCTTATTAGGGTATTTACCTAAGAACCAAGCCGGCAGTAAATAGCTGGCAAACTCGGATTTGGTGTGACGCGGCGGCATATTAATAATCAGGCGTTTAGATTTACCATTGGCAATATCTTCAAACTTCTTAGCCATTAACGCATGATGCCGGCCGGATATAAAACCGGGCCACATAGTCTTTACAAAGGTCATAAAATGACTCTGACCCTTTTCCCGTAGGATAGCGTCTTGATATTGCTGAGCCATAGTCATGAGGTTTTCCCTATCGCCCGGCGGTAATGCCAATATCAGTTCTTCTAAATTCATTCTATATCCCGCACCCTAAGATAGGAGGGACGTACTGACCGGGCTTTGTGTGGAACCTTCTTACACATACCCAGTTCTACTAACAGGCGAATCTTACGGGCGGTATTCCCCCGGCTCTTTTCTCCGGTAATTCTCATGATGTCATCTATGGACGGACCAAAGCCAAACTTCTTCCACCACTCATCTATGATGACAAAGATTTCTTTTTGCGCTGGGGTCATTTTTTAAAGCTTCTTTCATGTATTTTTTTACATCTTTTGGCATAAGTTCTCCGTACTTCAAATATATTTTCCATTCATTTTCTTTACAGTATTGCTCAAGAGCAATGTTAGTTCTATTAATATCTTTTATGTATTTTTTATATTGTTCAGGTGTCATTTGAACCCCCAGAACCATTGTTTGGTCCGTTTTGAATACCGTACCCTAAATTTAAATTTACCCATTTTGATAATAAATCCAGCACTATGTTTGTCACTAGGTGGATATACGTTTATCCCATTAAGGCAATCATAACCTTCTATTTTCCACCAGAAGAAATTCCACCGATAGTACCAACGGTAGGTATGCACAACAAATTTTCCTCTTTTATCAAACATTATTTACCGCAGTCCTCTTTATCCTTTAGGCGCCGGAAAAGCTCCTCCGCATGAATCTGCGATGAAGCCTCCAGACCACGGATTTGTTTAAGGGTTAAGTCGCGCTCTAGAATTAAATTTGCCAATAAGGTTATGGTTTTTTTTATGTCGCGGTCAATGGCGTGGATTTTTCTCAAAATATTACTCCCCCTTGTTTTGCTCAGGATTTGATAAGGGGGGTGTTTCACGTGAAACATCATCTATCTCACATTGTGAAATATTACCCCCCTCCCCCTTGTGATTGGAATTTAGAGGTGGGTGAGTGTCTGGAATACTATGCATAGGGCTGGTACTAGAAAAAATAGAATTTTGGTGTAGTGGGGTAGTGGGGTCTGGCATCTGGCCAACGTCCAAGGCCTCCCCAGCCTGTTCCGGATCATCCTCTAGTGTATCCGGCTCGGTGTCTGGTGCTGCTAGCTCTGCCATTAACTCGGATGCTGTAACGTCTACGGCCTCTGCATCCTCTGCACCTTGAGACGATAGCGCCAGCCGAATACTGGCCAGTAACTTATCACGCACTGCACCGGAATCCGATACAGTGACCACCTCGCGCCGCTCAGTAAATAGAGCTACCTCCGTCATTTTGCCCAGTAGCTCGGCCGCCTTGATCTGCTGTGCCGGCGGCGTGTCTGGATTGATCGCGTGCTCCGTTAGTTTGTGGATGGCCAGAGCTCGTAAAGCGGCTGGGGTATTATGCTGAGCAGCCTCTAGCGCCAACTTAAACGCGTCAATCTGGGCTTGTATTGCCCCGTGTTTTGTTAGCTCTTGCCCTCTCTTGCTGGCCGTCTCTGGTTTAGCCTTAGATTTACGACCATTAGGGCGGGATTGTCTAAAGCTCTCCGCCTTAGTCTTACCTAGTGCCATCTGGTACGCAAAGGCGCGCTGGGACGCTGTTAGTTTAGTTTGGCCGCTACTGGCCGCGCCCAGAATAATAGTATCTATAGGCACGCTCTCCAGACCCTCTTTGATCTGCTTGCGGGATAACTTAGGCGGCTTAGATGGCATCATTTATAGGGTATAAAAAAAGAATATCTCATATTGTGGAATTGTAGCATTAACTACTACCTGTAGTGTAGTGTCTCTTCCTTATCTACTATCTATAGTATCCCTTGCACTGATCCGCTCCGCTGGCCTTGGCCGCGCTCTAATTTTTCTCATATTGTGAAATAAAAAGGGGTTGACAGTGTAGACAAGCCCAGAGGCTGGCCGTTAGTATCTCATTAGGTGACTCAATTGTGAGCCATCTAGTGATTAACTTACGGAGGTTTTATGTACTTAGAAAAAACAATTAACGGCTACGAGATAAGCCTAGACACGGACACGGACGGCGCAGGCGATAACAGCCCAGAGCGCATTACCGGATGCTGGATTAATAAGGGTGAGCTCTCCGGTAGTCTGGAGCTATTACGCCAGCAAGGCGGCCTAGAAAATGATAATGGGGACGTTGTACCTATGCCGGATGCGCTGATAGAAAAAATAGAGGGCTGGGCGCTGGCCAATGGCTATTGAGTGATCCCTGCAAGCCCCTACGCGCTGGGGGTTTGCGGATTGTCACTTGATAATCAATTACTTTTTTTGGAGGTTTTATGCAATATATCAAGACTAGATATCTACCATCTACTAATAACTACGGCTCACGGATTAAGGCCACGGCCAGTAATGGCCAGATGCTTACTATTCCTTATGACTACGAATTAAACGAAGAGCCGCTACACGCTAAAGCCGCGCTGACGCTGGCCGCGCGTCTGGGATGGTCTGCAGAGTATGCCGCCGGCGCTGGGGATGATGGTTATGTATTCGTTCCGGTTACTTCGGCCAATACCTACAGTCTGGAGGCCGCTTTATGATTGCAATTTTGCATAAACCTAGCGGTATTCTGTGCGAGCTAGAGCGCGATAAAACCGGCGCGCTGGTCTGCTTTATGGTTTTTAAAACAATGGCCGCGGCGCTCGCTTGTATGGCTGATAGGGTTTATTTTCCAGACGGCGCGGAAGATTTTGAGGCCGTTACATTACCGGCCGGTGTTCGCGCGCCATTTTTATTTGGAGAGGCGGCCTGATGCTCTGCTTACACTTTACGGCCGCCGAGTACGCCAAGGAAAATAAGATATCAGTATCCACGGCACGCGTGCGCCTCCAGCGGCTGGAATGGTCTGGAGAGGTGGATAGTCATATTACCTACGAAGATAACCCTAAAGCGCATTCACGGATTAATTACGGCAACATGCCGCCGGTGAGAGTGCGTTATTACTACTTTAAGGAAGATAAAAAATGATATTAGACCAGCCAGAGCAGATAGAGCATTTTCGTTTTTTAACCCTACGCCAAGGCCTTAAGCTAGAGATTAAGGGTTTAAGAATGAGCCGCGGCGTTAGTGCCTACGCCATCATTAAGCGCGAGCTAGGCCTTAAGGGCTCGCGTATATCGGTGTTTAATCAATTATCAGAGATGCTGGGCAAACCGGCTTATGAGTGACACCTCTAAGCCCTCTGCGGAGGGTTTAGGGATTATCACTTGATAGTCATTAACTTAGGGGGGTGTTATGAGATCAGTATCTGCAATTGCATATGACATTAAAAGAGCTTGGCCGAAGGTCAACTACGCGGCCGCGCCGTATCTGGACGCTATGACACGGCTACAGTCCGCCAGTGATCCGTATTATCAGGATAGCGGCCGGAGCATTATTAATTACTTTTTAGCTAACGCGGCCGGCTTTAGAGGGGATGCCGCTAAGGCCTTAAAGGCCGAGCTAAAAGATCTAGTAAAAGGGGCTTAATTATGAGTACATGGTACGAAGATCTAAAAAAATCAGATCCGGCGCTAGCCGCGGATTATGCTATTACCGGCCAGCAACCGGCTTGGGCGCTTAAAAACATGGTTAAGGCCTTATCGCTTATGCCAATACTTAATACGCCGGAGCAGACCGCCAGACTAACGGCCGCGCGTAGAATTTTACGGAGGATTAAATAATGGAAAATATTTGGACGTCTGGATGTGGCCGGCTGGAGCTAAACCTAAACGCGGATCAGGCCGCGCGCGGATATCATTCCGGCCAATGCGATGCCGATATCGCAGAGCTAAAACAAGTGCCAGAGATTAAGGCGCAATTATTGGCGCTGGATATCGGTCTGGTGCGTGAGTGCTTACGCGAGTACGGCGCGTGGGATAGCGCCGAGCTATCAAACCATAGCGATAACCTAGACCGGCTATTGTGGATAGCGTGCGCGGATATCGTAGATAGAGAGGTGGAAAATGACTAAGCCAAGCGGATACATAATTTACAGGGGGGCGAGCCAGCTAGACGGCGCGCCTATTGTGGTGGTGGCCATTACTGATAGCACTAACGTAAAAACCGGCAATATGGTGCAAACCTATATTTTGGTGGATAACGGCCGCTCACCGGTGGATAACGCGCGCGAGCTGTTAGATGCCAGTATCTGCGGAGATTGTAACCATCGGCGCGGTCTGGGCGGTGTCTGCTACGTTAACCTAGGCCAAGGGGCGCGAGCGGTGGCCGCCGCTATCGTAAAGGGTAATTATCCGGCCGATATACTGGCCGCGCAGCAGGCGGCTGCTGGCCGTATGATTAGGCTGGGGACTTACGGCGATCCGGCCGCCGTGCCGGCTAACGTCTGGAATACTCTACTGGCCAAGGCCGCCGGTCATACCGGCTACTCTCACCAGTGGAAGAGCGGCAAGGCTGGCGCGGATATTATGGCGCTCTGCATGGCGTCCGCAGATAGTGAGGCCGATAGAGTGCTCGCTAAATCTAAGGGGTATCGTACCTTTAGGATTAGGCTAGACACGCAACCGGTGCGGTCTGGTGAGTTTATTTGCCCAGCGTCTAAAGAGGCCGGCCATAAAAAATCTTGCGGACAGTGCGGCGCGTGTGATGGCGGTTTAAATACTCGGCGCGCTGATCCGGTAATCGTAGTCCACGGCTCACTCGCTGGCCGCTTTATTAAATCAAAATCAATATATGAGAGGTTTTTAAATGTCAAAGTCACTAAACAAAATTCTTGATAGCTCACCCTTGGCCTATATGATGGTAATAGAGGCCATAAGCCAATTATCTGCGGAGGTGGCCGCGTCTAAGGTGGAAGATTACCCGCCGCGCGGTTTTGTAGAGCCTATGGCGTGGATTGAGACGGCGCAGAAAATCCAGCACATATTAAATAAGTGATAACTCTAAGCCTCTGGAGGGGGGCTTAGGGATTGTCATTTTTGGCGGTCATTAACTTAAGGGGAGCATATGAAGGTTATAGATAAGCATACCGGCAGAGAATTAAGCCATGCAGAGATTTTGGAGGAGGTTAATAGAGATCGCTCGGATGAGTGGAGCAATTACAACGGCCTAGATTTAAAAGAGACTCCAGCAGAGGTGCTGGAATGGATTGATCCGCAATACTTTGACATTATTTTATAGGGGGATATATGCAATTTTATTTTAATAGTAAGCCAGTACCTAAAGGTCTGGCGCGTATCATTTTTATAGATGCAAACCCAACTATGGATCAGGCGGATGCAGAGGCGATTTTTAAGGGGGCGCAGACGTCCGGAGGTAGTAAGTTTAGGGCGCACCTACGCGATTATGGTTTGGAGGTGGTGCTATGAAGGAATTAAAAGAGATTATTTTGAATGTACTCGTGGCGGTGGCCAGCATGGCCGCGGTTTATTTTTTAATTGTTTTTGGTTTATCAATCTAGGGGGGCTTATGTTTTATGTATATCGCAATACTAAAGAGGATAGCGGAGTGATCGCTCAATTTGAGGATAAGGATCAGGCGCTGGAGATGATGGAGCGCTTGGCCACGCGTGAATTTCGCGAGAATGTTATCGGTTACGCGGTGCGTGATTATCAATTAAAAACATACGCGGAGATGGAGATATGAGAGATCTTACCGATTTAGAAAAACTGCGGATGGTGAAGGATATCCTTGGCCGTATTGAATGTATTCGGCTGGATGTAGGGCTTAAATTAGAGGTGGCTGGGGATTTTGTAGATGAGGCAATTAATTTTATGGAGGAAGAGCATGAGAAAGAAAACCATTAATTCTCTAATGCCAATTGATAAGGCGGCAATTGGGTCTGATTTGAGGTCATTGATTGAATACTATACGGAGTTAACAGTAGAAGAGCATATGACCGGAAAGATCAATAAAGAGGCCGATCAGACTTGGAACAAAATACTAGTTTTGATCCATAAATTAGTGGAGGAAAAAGATGCGTAACATAGTCCTATTTGGCAATATTGAATTTGGAGAATTTTTAAAGGATGGTGGCCGCGATCATTTTTCGTGTGCAATCGTCCATGAAATTCAATGCCAGCTGATGATGGAGGAAGAGGAGGCTGATGATTTTATGGTCAAGCATTCGTATGATGGCTATTTAATTCCAGCATTATTTAAGGGTGAAGTTTATTTTTCGGGGAAAAATGATGGAAAAATGCTCAATTTGTAGTTGTAATTTTTCGCTGGACGAAGAGGGCGGTATCTCTGGTGAGTTTGGGGTTTTGCCTGTGGACTTTTGTCCTACTTGCTTTAGCTCAATGATGGATATGGCCGATAAGCTTGGCGGCGATGATATGACGTTAGAGTGGGGTAACAGTAGGGTGGCCACTAAGTATATGTATGAGCGCATCCATGACATTTTGGACGAGGTTGATGGTGATATATATAACAAGTTGTCCAAACTGCTTGATGAGCTGGCGCATAATTATGAAGTTGATACTGGAGAGAAGATAGGAGAGAGTGATGAGTAAATTAAAAGAGTACGAAAAGATCGTAATGCTTACAGATGAGCTGGATGATGGCTCAATTGTGGTCAATTTTGACGTTACAGACGAATATAACTGCACAACTAGAACCGGTGGTTACGTTAAGGCAACGCAAGACAATGACGATAAATGTTTTTATGTAACTATCTGTGATGAGCAAGGCAATCTCTTATCTGAGACAGTTGTGCCATTTGTTTTTATGAATCATGAGGATGACGAAGATGAAAGTTAAAAAAATTAACAGCAAAATGGTGGAGCATTGGATTGGCAGCGATCATCAAAACACCGCTGAATATCTTCGGCTATTGACAGAGATAATTAACGGCGAGTATACGGTTGATGAATTTAGGGACGATGTATTAGATTTATGGGGAGAAGATGATGAAAGTAATGATTGAGGTAAATATTCCGGTCAACGGCACAAAGGCCGAGGCTGAGATGGCTGTTAAGCGGTATTTTGATCCTGATTGGATGGCAGAGTGGTGGTGCGTTGATGATGTCATTGAGCAGGCTTGCGAAGACATTAGTACAGAAGAGGCACGCTGGGTGCTGCAAATGATGGAAAAACGCCACGATTGTAACCATGGCCATACTTGGGATTCTATGGATCATTGGATTGATCATGTTATTGGACAGAGGGGTAAAAAATGAAGCGCTTTAAACTTTACGATAGCAAAAAAGACTATTTAGGTGAATTTGATACTTTTGTAGAGGCTTGGCAAGAGGGTACGGATTACAAGGCCACTACCGGCAACACCTACTTTATTCAAGATACTGGCCGGCATTATGCACAAGTGATAGAAAAACTCAGAGGAGAAGAAAATGCTAAGACAATATGATGTTACGTTCCACCTACGCCGCACAGTAACCATTACTGTAGACTGCCACAATGAAGATGACGCCGAGGATTTTGCTTATGATGATCTAAAGCTACAGGAAGATGAGGAGGTTATTGAGGTTGAGGTAACCGCTGGCGATCCTAGCGGTGAATAGTATAATTGGGCATCAATACTTTTTTAAGGCTTTGGCTGGCGGTAAAGATGCCCACTCTCATATGATAATCGTTGAAATCCTCCCCAGTTGTTCCGCTGAGCCAGTACGGATGGCCTGTTTCAATCGCAACGGATTCACCGATATGACTGGGGTCATTGTCAGCAACAATGATCCCCTTCCCGACTGTCCGCGCTACTTCCTTGAGATTTCCTGCGCTGAAGCAGATGTAGATACAATATCTCAGGTTGCTGCTTTTCATAGCGAGGCGAATGGAATTCCCCGTGGCAAACCCCTCGCAGAAGATGGGAATCCCTTTTGCGTCCATGGTAAAACTTGCGCCCTTAGTCGTTTGTCCATACAGGAATTTTTTATCCCCTTGCTCATTGATGAGCTGGCATCCAATCAGTCTTTCTCCGATCCGCATCGGTATAACTAACTTACGTTCTCCGTTGTCGTTCCATACCGGCCACTTCTCTTCCGGAAAACCTTTTCTCTCCATATACGGATGGGTTTCCATTTGTGTCTGGTGCATAATCCAGCCGGCTTTGGCAGCTGCTTTGTCCGCCAGCTCTTTGCGCTGATTGTTACTTTCTTTTATGCGCGTTATATGAATCGGATTAGGGCTTTCTGATTTCCAAACGGCCGGTTTCTCCATGGTTGCCCAGTTTTGTACCGCGCCCCTATTCCCGTCAAAAATATATGAACCGTTTTTCTTATGTGGATGATCGGTTGTTGGGACTCTAACCCATTTATCGTACATCAGCGAATTGATAATCAGGCCATGAGCTTTAGCAAAATCTTGGAAGTGCATACTAATCCTTGAAAAACAATTTAATGTCAATGTTACGGCGCTCTAGCTCTCTCTTAATCTTTTTTATGGCTTGCTTTTCAATTTGATTGACTGTAACCCTATGCATTCCCAGCTTTAGGGCTACTTCTTGCTGTGTCATGTTGATCAGGCTTTTATCAATTTGCATCATTCATTCCTCATAAATTTTAATAAACTGGTTTTACAAATGTAAAACTCTTGTGTCATATCCTCGTATCGCTTATCTTTATATGTCTTTACAAACCATTGTGCGTGGGTATCTCCTTTCAAGGTGGCAATATGGGTCTTGTCTTTGCTTAAATAGATATACAAGTAAGGCTTAGGCTCTGCGTTATCAAAACTATGCCGCGCGCAAACCATAAAATGCTCTCCAAACCTCCAATCCTCCGCGCAAGTAAATTGTGCGCCTAAATGCTTAACTTCTACCCGCTTTTCATCTTGACCGCGTATATCGCAGATGTATATATCACCTTCGTCTACAAAATTCATGCGCTCTTTGTAACTGGGCGTCACCTTGGTAGGGGGAATGGTTACCACTTTCCCCAGAGAGGATAGCCACTGCGCCATCTCCCACACCGCTTGCTGGCTGGCGTTTAAATGCGTTACGAGCCTTCGGCAGTCGTTTTCTTTTGGGCTATCCATTTTCTACATTTCTTTTGCACGTTAATTGGGTCTGCGGTACTTACTTCGCTGCATTGATAGACTATCGGCCTTAATGCGTGCTGCACGGCCATATCTACGCCATTAAAGAAAGCAATCATAAATAAAGTAAAGAATACAAATTTAAAAAATATCATGCTGCCAACTTCTCTTTCCTATTAGACCATGCAATATTGCGAGACTTTATCCAGCCCATGGTAGACAGTGATGGTGGACGAGTCTTATCTTCTAACCCTCTTGGCCAGACTTTAAACTTTTCTTTGTATTTGTGGCTAGCCCAGTATTCGTTATAGCCACGTTCTTTGGCCACATACAGTAACTCAGAGTAAAATAGTTGCTTGTCATCCTTCTTAACCTTCACTGTTTCTATGGCTAACTCTTCCATGGTGCCGGCGACTGCAGCAATCTCGTTACGCCTCTGGCGAATATGACCACAAGACGGGCAGCAATCAGTGTTCTTTGGTAATAAGAAAGAGCACGCTGGGCATTTAGATTCTTTCTTTAGCCGCTCGGTAGGCTCTTTTTTGGCCTTCTCTCCATCGTTGTCTAATACTTGTACGCCGTTTTGAAACACCTCTTCCCAGTCATCTCTGAACCGCAAGAAATTACCAGAATGATCTAGCCACAGAGCAAAATACTTACTAGGATGGGGGCGCATGACTCTCCCCAGCTGCTGGATGTGGGAAGAAAGTGACTTGGAAAAAGGTCTAGCGGAAACTCCAATGGCGACATCAGGAACATCAAAACCCCTAGTAAGAATATCGGTAGCAATAAGGCCATGTATCTGTGTATCCGGCCGCGAAAAATCTGCAATAGCTTGTCGTTTATATTCACTATCGTCCTTATAAGAAATTGATACAAAATTGTATCCGTGCTCGGCAAACTGTTTTACTAAGTCTGCGCCGTGAGCTACGCCTGCACAAAACACAATCGTCTTCTTAGGCATACCAAAAACTTCGTGGGTCTTCTTAATCCACTCTTGAACTATATCGCCGGTTAACTTCATACCGCGCTCTGTTACCGCGTCTTGTGACCACTCGCCAGCAACCTTCTTAACGCCAGTCATGTCAATCTCTTTGGCAATAAATACTTTAAGAGGTGTTAACCACTTATCGTTTACCAGCGACTCTGTTGTTGATCCACAGACTACGTTGGTATAAAGACTGGCCAGACCCTTGGTAAAGGGTGTCGCGGTCAATCCAATTACTTTAATGTGTGGATTATTTCTAATAAACTCTGAGGTCTGCTTGCGTGCTATGTGGCATTCATCCACAATCAATAGATCCATCTGCGGGAAGTCTTTCATCTTCTCCAAAGTCTGCGCAGAGCAAACTTGCAGCCGGTGCGTTCTATTGTGCTTGTAGTGCTTGGCCTGCAACACTCCGTGCGGAATGTTGTACTTATCTAATCTGTCGCTAGTCTGGTCAACCAAGATAATACGGTCTAAAACCATGGCCGCTTTTTTGTACTTCTCATTGGTTGCCTTCATCAAGGCAATGGCTACTTCAGTCTTGCCAAATCCTGTCGGTGCGTATAGTAACTGTGATCTGTGTCCATCCCTAAATCCCTCTCTCAACTTCTCAATAACGTGCTGCTGGTGTTCGCGCAAAACTAACATACTTCTCCTTTAACTGCCAGAATCCCTCTGGCGTGGGCTCAAAGTTTTTTTAACTTTTTAGCAAATGAATTTAATGATGCAGTCAATTCGGCATTGCGGTTCTGAAACATATCCCGACTATACCGCAACGATTTGTTATCAATCTTTAAAAGTTCGTTCTCTTTTCGTAATGCTTTTAATTCCTCCTGTATCCAATCTCTTTCTATATCGCTAGCATCCCAAAGCTGCGCTGCAATGATCTCCATCAGACCTTTATTTTCCTCGGAAAGCTGATTTATTACATCAGTAAGTTCCCTAATGCGGTCGTTTTCATCAATCATTTTTATCCTAGCAGTGGATCTAAAACTATACAGAAAAATATTTGGTATTACAAGCTAACTTAGAAGAAATAGTTATTACTTTTAATAAAAATATGGTTTAATTGCTTGAATTTGCTTAACAAAAGGGGAAAGCGATGCAGGGACTTTTTTTAACGGACGATGAATTTATCACATCGTGGAAAACAATTGGAAGTCCTACGGGATTTGCACATAAACATGGTATGGATGTAAGGTCGGTATATAACCGGCGCAGATCCATTGAAAGCCGCCTAGGCATTAAATTGCCTACAGTAGATGACAAGCGCTATTCTCCGCTACGAAGGCTAGAGCAAGTAGTTGGCAACGCAAGGCGCGGTAGAGATATGGAAAAAGGTAGGGTGGTGGTGTTCTCCGATGCCCACTTCTGGCCAGATGATTACACTACCGCGTATAAAGCCCTGTTAATGATTATCAAAGAATTCCGCCCACAAGTCGTAGTGGCAAATGGAGATATCTTTGACGGCTCTCAGAATAGCCGGCATCCGAGAATAGGCTGGACACATAGCCCTACAGTCAAAGAAGAGCTAGAGGCCTGCCAAGAATTTATGGCCAATATTGAAAAGGCATCCATTGGCGCCGAACTGGTCTGGACTATGGGTAACCATGATGCCCGCTTTGAGACTTTCCTAGCAGCTCAAGTTCCCCAGTATGAGGGCGTATCAGGGTTTACCCTCAAAGACCATTTTCCTATGTGGAAACCATGTTGGTCTTACTGGGTGAATCAGGACACCTGTATTAAACACCGCTGGAAGGGTGGATTTGGAGCCGGACGGGCAAATGCCCTTAACGCCGGCGTAAACATGATTACAGGCCATACGCACAATTTGGCCGTCCAGCCCATCACCGATTACAACGGAACGCGCTATGGCGTCCAAACAGGCACTTTATCAAATCCTGATGGCGAACAATACGTACATTACACGGAAGACGGATGTAAGGACTGGCGCGCCGGATTCGCCCTGCTGTCTTTTGAACGTGGTAGACTAATGCTTCCAGAGCTAATTCAGGTATGCGGCGAAGATGAGTTTGAATTTCGCGGCTGCATAAACTATGTATGAAACTTTCCCCCTCAATCCTGCGTAATCTATACAGTGCAATCTACTGTATGAAGCCATTCCAGCGGTGGCCAATGCCGCTGCCGGAGCAGATTAAGTTTGTGGTGGACTCAGACCCAGAGACAATGGGTACCTATCTATATGATGACGGCGAGCAGTATGAGCACGTTATTACTATTTCAAATAAGAAGTGTGGCCATCTGTCAACAGTGATCCGCGTCCTAATCCATGAATGCGTCCATATGAGCCGTTGGAAGACGCCAAAATGGAGCCATCATGATGCTGAATTCCGCCGGCGCACCAAAGTTATATCAGACGAACTAGGCTTTGATCCCCTAGAATTGTAAACTTTGAGAAACATTTTTTAAAGTTTGATGCGTAAATTGATGCATATGTGCATCAAAAATAGCATAGAAAAAAGGTTGCAAAAAGCAACCTTTTGACACCTTTTGACACCTTTTACTTCTTCTTGCTATACAAGTCTTTCCAAGTATCCATTACGCAGTTGTACCAGAACTCATAAGACTCTCTGGACTGCTTGGCTACAATTTCAAACTTCTCTAATGCATCTTTATATTGCTTTTCAAAATCAAACATATCTGCCCTTTCATTAATTGTTGCAGTGCAATAATTCTATCACAAAATTTTAGATATAGTTCCCCCAAGGGTGACAGCCCCCACATCTGGAATGCTGTTACCTGACCCAGTGTATACAGTGTGTATACGCCCAGTCCTACCGGAGTTAATGGTCATTCGTTGGAAGACTTGTCTCACCCATGTATCTTCCCACTTGTGTAGTCGCCATTTAACGCTACGAGGCACGCAATCAGGTGTAAACCGGCCTATGTATTATCCACGCAGCCCATGTAGGCTCTTAGTGACGTCTGGAGTACGGCTGTTGGATGTATAGGGCAAACAAATTAATTGTTACCGTTTCCCAAATTTAAATCCTAGCAAAATCAGGATACACCAAAATAAAAAAAGGTGCAACAGAAAAGAGAGAACCCTCAGAGGGTGAGCTCTGAGGGTTCTGGGCGCGGGGAGCGCTGAGGAGGAGGTGAAACCTACCTTGATAATCTGCTAGGATTTACGCAAGGGAATAAAGCTAAGGCGGGGCTTAACTGTTCGCAGTATACCACAATGTGAAAATTGATGTCAATAGCCTATTTATGTACGTCTAACCTACCGGTTTCAAATAGCCAGCCTATGGTTTTACGATGGGCTTCCTCCCAAAGATCTCTACGATCGTCTCTGGAGAGATTTTTTCCTTGGTCAAGCTCCATATGGCACTTATAACAAAGAGCTGCTATACGGTAATCATGGGCTTTAATAGACCGGCCTTTGCCGTCCCGTAGCTGATTAGAATGAGCCGCGACTATGGTTCCGTTTTCAATCTCGCAATGCTGGCACGGGCTCTGGCGGACAATCTCTAGGAGTTTTTTATTCCGGTAGATCAACAACGGCCATCCAGATCTTCGTCATCCAAAAGATCTTCATAGGCCTTTTTATAAACATCTCTTTCATGATTAGCGCGGTCTAATGCTTTTTCCAAGGCCTCTATGTAGGCCAGATGGTCATTTATATTAAAGTCTTCAATGACGAGTTTCATGCTTTAACTCCAATTCTATTATTCTGTCGGCCATCCATTTAATTTTATCGGTTAATTCTGTGATATCTTTTTGATATCTCAAAATCATTTGGCCGGTTTCTTGAATTGCTTGCCCAAAGTCTACGGCTAAATCTTGCATAGCATTTCCGTTTTCATGGGATTCCTCAAAAGGGTTCTGGCCAAGGGCGTACAACTCTTCGGCAAGCTCTATTAAGCGGTTCATTGTCTGGTGTGCTTCCTGTCCATAATCTTAATCAGCTCCTCAACCTCTTCTTCATCAAGAGGCCGAGAATTCTCTTCAAATGAATCATCTTCAACCGACCGGATCACTTCTTCAACTAAGGCATCAAGTTCTTCTTGATCCATATCAAGGTCATCAAAACATCCGGGGGCAAAGATAATTTTTTTAGGCATTTTTCAAAGGTCTTATGAAAGAATTAAGTCTAGACGCCATTATAGGATAGTCGTAAAAATTTCTTTCATCAAGAAGACTTGGAATATCGTTGAAAAATACTTCCCCATCTTCGTTTTTATGAGCTGTGGTAATAAATGACATTGGCTCTGTCATATGCAACTCATACAGAACCTCATCAATTCTTTTGACTGTTTCCTTTAGCGTTGCGTCTTTTTTCCCCTTGTTGCTTGCTGCTACTAGTTTTTGTCTTCCTTGCTGGCTTAACATTTTCACTCTCCTTGAAATACGATTCTGAAGATTCAATTGAACGCTTCAGTACTGCTAAAAAACCTTCCCCGATAAAAAAATCTTTAGACTCTGAATCCATTTCCAACCACACTATGGCGGATCCGTCTTCCATCTCTTTCATTTTTTCAACTTTGATTTGCATTATTTTCCCTAAACTTAAGAACGGGTTTATCCAAAGCCTCTAAAGCCCACTTCATATAATTGCGGATATCTTCCTTGGTTTCACCGGACATTGTGGCCGGCGTATAACCTAAAGGCTTTCCCATAGTGTCGTAAAACACTTCACATATCTCAACAAATTCCTCTCCATCGGGTTCTGATAAGTCTACCAGCCTTAAATTCCATGTCATTTAACTATTCCTTATAAATTTAACCAATGAACCAAACTCTAAAATACCCCAGATTGCCCACCACCACCAATCGGCATCTGCGTGGTACAAAAAGAAAGCAGTAAGCAATCCTAACATTTTATTCTCCTATGTGGTGAGCTTTTTCAATGGCTCTAGCAAATTCATAACGGTCTGCGTGTTGCTTGCTAATTTCCATAATCTCAAATGGATCCAGCGGTTTTTCTTGAACCTGACCAATAATATTTCTTACTTGTTTGTATTGATCTGAAACCATGCTAGTGAGTATGCGCAGCTGCTCATCCTCTGGAAATACGCCGGCTTTAATTCTATCGTCAGTTGTAAAAGTTGTCATCATTTTCTCCTATTTAGTTGCCATCATATAAAGACCCACATTACCAAGAGCATAACCAGCGTAGCAAATAGCCATGCCAACGTTACCCTTGAAATACTGTTCTCCGGATATATACGCATAAATTGCTCCAGTAAGAATAATTAACCAGCTGCTCATTTGCCTACCCGTTTTTGAATTTCTCTATCTAAATACCATCTGGCCTTACGTAGATCTTCAATGGCATCGCCTTTTAGGTCAGCACGCCAAATGTACTTAACAGCATTGCCAAGGCAAAAACCCATGTGCTCGGTGATCTGGATACACTCAATGCCAGACGGATGAGCTGTGTAATGCTTTGGATGGTTCACTGGATCATTCATTTCTCTTGTGCCTTTTTATTATCCTTAAAAAAAATTTTGTCAAACTTTTTAATGTCATCCATAACTTGTTTATTGGTTTTACCTGATTTGAGAGCAATCCATCTAATGTTTTTCTTTAATTCTTGTTTTATGTTCATTTCTCTTGTGCCTTTCTTAGTATTGCTCTAGCAAAATCAACTATTGGTATGTTGTCAGTTCTTTCAAAAGCGTTCCATACCTCAATGATTTCCTCATCTGTTAGGGTATTGGTTAAATCTTTTATTGGTATATGCCTTTGAAGATCAGATAAATCATCTTGTAATTGCCGTAGCATGGGAATAGTTTGTTCTTTAACCAGTCTTGCAATTTCACTAATGCTTTTGGCATTTTGCAGTTCATCAGATAATTCGTATGCATTCATTTGTTGGCCTCATACTTACGGGAGCTTTTCTTTTCCTGACAGCTTAAGCATAGCCAGCGGCGAATCTTTTCCCCAACCATTTCGCCGCCAACCGTAGACTTCATGGTCTGGCAGCTGGTACAAAACTTTTTGGAGTCCTCTAACAAATCTAGATTTACTAAACCAGCAAATGGTATGGGTTCAATCATTTTGCTTTTCTCCGCTTGATGGCCGGCAAGCCAATTTCCGGGTCTGGTGTACGTGCTTCAACTAATAAATCGGCTATTTCCCATATTGCTTTTGGATTTATTTCGCCTTTCATAGCAAAGCCAACGGTTAACATAAATGCAAAGCAGTCTCTTAGGTCTTGATCATTCATTTGTGCAGTCCCTCAATTTGCTCTGTCAATATAGAACCTAGGTCTTTGCCCTTGACAGCAATCATCTGTGCTTCACTACAGTCGTAGACCACCTGAGCTGCATCTTTGACCGCCTTGTTATATCCACTGGTAAATGCATCATTACCATCAATGATCATATCTATAGCATCCCGAATTAATGCGGATGCCTTTCTTGTTTTGGCCAGATCTTTTAATTTCAAAAACTGGTTTTCCGGAAGATAAACGGAATATGGTATTAGTCTTTTTTGTTCCATTGATTAAATTCCTGTATGACTTTATCTAAAAGTTTTTGAGCCGCCTCATTGGTTTTAAGATCAGACCGAGACGGAATGTTTAAGTACTCTCTTAACCATTCTGTAGCCTCGGCTTCACTCTCTTGCATGATTTGGTTATCATCAAATAAAAACTTCCAGAATAAAGAGTTCTTGCAAAGCATTCCTGCGGCACGAACATACTTGTCGTGTTCTTTTCTTTCTAGCGGCTGCTCATTGTCACCAATGCGAACCATCACAACCATGTAACGCGACCCAACGAAATCCCGAAGGAGATCCTCCGGAATGTCGTCAGGGTGCATAGAAAGCGTTAGAACATAACCAGTCTTGTCCTGTTTAAGAGCTACTTTGCAGCCTTCAAACTGAATGCTATTCAAGATTACTCCCAAGGGTTACTGTTAGTTGCGCCTGCTGGTTTCTCATAAGGCTCAGACGCGGCCAAAGATAGAAACTTCAAGCCATCTTTAGATTCTTTTTTCCACGCGCCCAAAGAGATTTTGACGGTAGCGCCTTTAGATTTATCCATCATCTGAATGAGGAATGTCTTATCTAAATGCACATCGCCGCGCATATCTGGGTACTTATCGGTCTTCTTCTCGTTGTTTGGAAACAAAGCACCGGTGTTTGGTTTAACTTCAAAAGCCATAGTATTACTCCTTATCAGGGTTTAAAAAATTAATAATATCCATTGGGTGAACTATTTCACCATTTCTGTCTCCATGTTGTGATAAATGCTCTCTGCATTCTTCGCAATGTATTCCATCTTCTGAATAAACGGTACCCCTGATGGCCTTTTTAATTCCCATAGCCTCAAGTTTTTCCCAATTAAACATAAATTAACTCTCCTTAAATGAATTTTTAACTTCGGTAAATTTCGCCATCATCTCTTTAAAAAAGATAGCGTCTTCTGCTTTGACTGTATCAAATAGAACCTTGTTCTTTTTAAATATCGCCATCACATCTTCTTCGTTGGCACACAGATCAAGCAACATATATGATGAAGTCTTGATCAGTTGTAGCCAATCGGATACATCGCCCTCTGGTGCAGCTGGGGCTACAATCTGCCACTCACCTTTATGGCCAGCAATAGGTGCCTTGATCGGGACAACCTTTGCTGGCTCAGGCTTTTTTACTGGCTCATCCTTTCCCATTACCGCGTCCAAAGCATCATGCTCAACAATCTCAAAAGCATTTGTCCATAGATAGCGGCGCAAGTAAGTCTGCACAGCACCCAGATTCTGAACGTCATGGCAGCCCTTTAATGCAGCTGATGACATAGGTGATGAAAACGTAATAAACCCATCACCTTCAGTTTCATGAATTGTTAGGTATGCGTCAGCAGCGGTAAACGATACCATCCCGCATAGGCCTACCTGCTGGCAAATACCTTGAATCGCAGGCAAAAAATCCCCTAATTCAAAATACTCATAACCGGCAAACTTATTCTTTCCCGATTTCTTTAACTGCGTTGATTGCAGCTTCATTCTTGCGTCTTGTAATTTCTTGTACACACTCATCTTCTACTCCTCTATAAAGTTCATTTAATTCCCCGATTGCATCTTGAATACAGTCCAACTTTGTTTTATTTGGGATCCTAGAGAATCCTTCATAAAAAACAATCTGGGCTCCTTCAATCTGCGGTTCATACCAAAACTCAAACAGTTTCATTGTATTTTCTCCACTGTTCACACCAATTGCTTACTGGGCAATACGACATACACCGAGTACGCTCGCCCGGACGATACTCAATTTCATACTCTTTACCAAGATCTTTGATGGCCTCTTCTGCTTTATCCTGTGCGTCATATAAAGACTTAGCACGGATATTGCCTTTCTTCTTAATCGCCCATACAGCCGGCTTTTCCCACATATCTTCAGGTGTGCAGTCTGGCAACTCACCTGATGTTTCCATATCAAAGTCGCAAGCGCTGTGCATGGCAATCCGTTTAGAGATATATGCCTCACGCTCGGCCATTGGCCAGACTTTAATTGGCAACTCTTTAATTGGAGACTCTGGATAACCTTCCTTGTTGCCTGCATCGCGGCGGCTCCAATCGCGGATGATGGCCACGATACCAAGATCAACTATTGGCGCTCTCTTAACTTTCTCTACCAGCCATGCGTAGATATTGAGCTGCAACTCCCATTCATACTTTTGTTTCATCACCGCCCACACGGAGGTGGTTTTGTAGTCGCGGATACAAATACCTTCTGGATGCACAATTTGCAAATCAATCGCACCAGAGATATGCCAGCCATCTAGCTCAGCATGGAGGCGCTCTTCTACTAAATGGTTCTCATCTTTGCCGTGCTCCAAGATATTATGTAGAGCGCTACCAAATAAAGAAAAAACCATGTCAGAAGCATCTTGTTCAATTTGATCATCAAACTTTCTCCTCAGTGCTACTACTTTAGGGCTGTCCAATAATTGAGTTGCAGACAGATGAGCCTTACCTTTGGTATAGGTAGGACGGTCTAAGACATTGATAAATGTCTGTGGAATATTAAATTTGTTGGTAATTTTCATGAGAACAATAACGTCCAAAAAGTAATTAATAAAAATGCAGCCATACCGACCATAATGGCCAGCCGTTCTTGGCGCACCTGCCGAGCGTATTCTGGGGTCGCTAATAAAGCCTCTTGAATAAAAATCATGTCTGGATCATCAATCGGTGCAACCTTGCCGTATTCCCCATAACGGCAGCCAATCTTGATTCCAGTGCTAGTTGTATATGGAACTGTTTTCATATATCCTCCTCCTGTGTGTAAGCATATCACAAGTCATTAGGTTGTACCCACTATTAGTCACCTACCGAGATAAATATTTATGAATGTTGTTTTTTTGCCATGGCCACCCAAAGAGTTATCTCCCAATGCATCTATTCATTGGGCTAAGAAAGCCAAGTTTAAGAAGGCCTACAGGCATGATTGCTGGGCATTGGCCTTAGAAGTGGGTTTAAAAGCCCCACAAGGCCCTGAAAAGATCCGGTTGAAGATAACCTTCTATCCGCCGGATAAACGCCATAGAGACGCTGATAATATGGTCGCGGCCATTAAGTCTGGATTGGATGGTTTAGCGGATGCACTAAGGGTAAACGATAGGTTATTTTTACCTACCTTTATATTCTCTGATGAACCCAAGGGATATGTTGAGGTTATAATAAACCCGTAGTACCTTCACGAAAAGGTTTGGGGGTGGCCTAAAAAACCACCCCTTTTTTATAAGCCGGCTTCTTTGCGGATCTGGATTACATCTCCCAAGATTTCATTCTTAGTTCTTTGAAGCTCTTGGACTTCCTTACGGCGATCATCTTTAGAGAAATTAGGATCTCTTACTTCGCTGACTCTACGGATTTCTTTGTTGATTTCTTTGAGCGCGGATTCAATGCCGGTGACATACTCATAAGCAGCAATCTCTTTCTCATGCTTAGTGAAATAAGCATCAGCTTCTTTATCTTTCTCACGCTCAATTAACTTCATGAAAGTCTTGTGCTTAGGTTCAACTTCAGACTTAAGGTCATAGAACAGGGATTCTGGGCCGCGGCCTACGTCCCTATCCATCAGTCCACCCCATAACGGATTGTCTTTTTGCTCCGCGGTTGGACGATCACCAGAGAGCATATTAGAACCCCACATGACTACAGCGCCATTGGTTCCAAAGATGCCTCTGACAAGGTGGTCCATTTGAATTGGGTTTAATACACCGCCAGCAACTGCGCTAAGAACCTTGCCTAACTCAGAAGTGGAGGCATTGTACTGTTCTGCCGCGTCCAAACCTTCTAATCCTTTTGGAGTAATTGCACCGCCGGTAAAGAAGTTGCGGTTAAGGCCGATCTCTACAGCGGGTTTGATACCAGTAGGAATAGGGTTAGGGCCAAGCAATGAGTCTAATGCAGCTTCAGCTAAAGCTTTGCGTAGTCTGGTGCCGTCTACTTCGTTCTTGGTACCTTTTTTGATGACGTAGTTGGTAATCAATTCTGGCATTGCTTTGAAAAAGTACGCCGCGGAAGTATTCATTGGCAATAGGATGTTGTCATCCACGCCAATATACTTGGTTAAATTTTTAGGAATAACGAAGTTACGGGCTTTCTTTTGATCATCCATCTTCTCGTAATCATCGTTACCGCCCATAATCCATGTGTAAAGAGTTGTCCACATGGTTAACATTGCAGCTACTTTGAGCATGGAACCAAATGCAGCTGCGCGGTTCTTGCCTTTTAAACCACCGCCGGCCAGAGCTTCAGCCAGTACATCTAACTGCTGGGCATAGGCGTTCATGAATGATACGGAACGGGTAATAGCAACAACCATCTTAGCGTTACCGTGTTTCTTAAAGTCAATGATGTTATTGGATCTTATTAGCGCCAAAGTCTCATCACCGGTTTCAGCCAGCACGCGCTTGTAGGTTGCAATACGCTGAGCCATATCAGAAGCATCGCCAATCTTATCTAAGATATTGGTAAATTGATCTAACTTGTTTTGCTCTATTAAACCAATCTGTTGCTTGTATTGCTGCTCTGGTGAGCGAGTATAAGATTGAAATCCACCGATACCGTAGGCCTTAAGATGGCGGACGATTGGATCTTCTGAATTGAGAGCATTTAAGAATGATTTAAATGTATCCGCGTAAAGGATGGCAGAGTTCTTAGCACCTAAACCGGAAACCATGGCCGCGGTTGGAGCATCCATAAACAGCTGGCGTAATTGGAACTGAGGCCAAGTAGTAATACCACGGCGCAACAGGTTAGCCATGACCGCAAATATCTCAACTGCCGGCATATTGATGTTTTCCATACCAATAATGGCCTCAGCAATTAACGGATCTGGAATGTTAACAATCACTCTTCTGCCGTTGACTATGATATTTAAGCGCACGCCGTTATCATCTCTACCTTCTTCTCTGTAAAGTTTTAACTTGCCTTTCTTTTTACCTTCGGTGTAACGTTCTGCGTACCGCGCGGCAATCATATTGGCAGCATGGTTACGCATAGAGTTACGGCCAAGAATGGCAGTGTTATGCAGCATATTGTCTAGGATGTCATCAATCTCACCTAAGTCCTCTTGATACAATTGGATAGCCTCGTTAAATTGATCAAGATCAATCTCGCCATCAATGTATTCTCTAGCTGCCTTATTGACAGCTGCGTTGCGTTTAAAAACTTTTTCTTTGGCTACGTTAGTTAGGCTCTTGGTTGATCCACGGATAGGTGCGCTGTGGACGTCTTCCATCTCATCTTGGATGCGCTGCCATGGAACGTAGTCTTCAATCTCACGTAAAGACTTAGCGCGCTTATCGCTAATAATGCCAGAGAACTCCATGTTGTCAAGGTTATTTTTATTGACCGCTTGCCAGTTATCCATCATATTTCTAAGCTCTGGATTGTCATCCTCCAGCGCGGAATAGATGTCAATGGACTCATCACTTAACTTGACCTTGCTTCTGGCAACAACAATGTTATAGAAGTCATTCTTGGCCTTTTCTACTTCATCCAAAGCGTCATAATACGCATCGGTTCCAAACTCTAATTTCTCGGCTTTCTCTTTAGCCTTCTCTACAATACCTTCTTGCTTTTGGAAAGCGTCCAGAATACTTCTAGAGCGCTTAGCCTCAAAGTAATCTTGAATCATGTTATTGGCCTCTTGGGCGCCAACGCGCTCAATCAAGTCGTGTTTGGCCAGCATCACATTGGCAAGGGATTCTTTAGCATCTTCGGCGCGGAACATTTGTGATTCAGTATCAAATATCAACTTACCGCGCATAATGACCTGAGACATAATCTCGCCGGAGTGTAAAGCGTTGGTTAACGCTACAGTAGCAATTGCCTTTTCTTGGCCGTCTTTGACCTTGCCGTTAAATTTCTTAACCTCGGCAACTTCTAATCCGCGGCCATACCAGACACCCTTAATACGTGCGTAAGTTATCGCGCGGTCTAATTTGCTGGTCATCTTATTGACAGCCAGCATTGGGCTTTCTTTTACTGCTTTAGCTGCTTCTCTAGCCGCGGCATAAGATCCCAGCAGCATATCCTTGACAGACTTAGAAGTCTTAAGTTTAAAGTCTTCACGGCCATCAGCTTCACGCTGGGCTAAATATGCTTCTCTAAAAGACTCTAGTTCGTCTTCATCTTCTGGCGAAACTGACTCAGGCTGTCGCTTTTTTCCAATAGCTTGATAGCTTGGTCTAAGCTCGCTAGGTATTCCGGATTCTCCCCGTCCCTGCTTCCGTTGTCCAGAAACGTCTTCAGAAGTATCTTCGCCTCTTGCTTGGTTGCTGCTATCTTTGAAACGCTGTCCAATAGCCCTGTTAGATTCATTTGATCCCTCTTTATTTAGGAAGTCAATAATATCCTTGTTTTCTTTGACGGTCAAGATAAAGTCTTTTTTGAGCTGATTGATGTCAAAAGAAGTAGATGACTCCAGTTTAATTAAAATGCGCTGCATTTCCGCCGGGAAATCAGCTCCGTGGTTACGAACTTTGTGGTGTGCCAACTCATGAATCATGGTTCCAAACATACCCAAGGCGGCTTCCTCTGGGGTATCAATGTATTCTGGGAACGCTGGGTTAATATACATCCCTTTAAATGGCAGAACAATACTAACACCACGATATTCTTTGTCAAAAGAAACGCCAATAGCCTCTTTAGCCAGATCTTTGTAATCAATTCCACGTTTATCTGCTGGCATATTTTTTGACACTGCATCGCGCAAAGCCATAAAAACATCGCCAATATCAAACATAAAGCTATCAAAACGATCACCAAATTTATCCCTAGCCAATTTAGTAATTGGGGTAAACTCTTCTTCTGTTTTTTGTCGTGCTAAATTTTCTTTTCTTGAAATAAGCCTATCTTGTTCTTTCTGAAGCTCTCTTAATTCACCTCTTAAAACAACAAGCTTATTCGTATCTTTTTCTTCTTCAATTTTTTCCCGTAAAGCATAACGTGCTTCATAATTATCCTCAAGAAGCTTTGTAACTTCTTTTATTTCCGAAGCTAATGTATCAGTAGAAATTTCCAAATTGTCATGAATCATGACTTTATTTGGATCAATCTTATCTTGTGGAATTTTTAACGCATCAACATCAATGGACGCTTTTTTCAAATCCTCTGGAGTAAGTAATGGAACTTCTTTTCCATTAACTATTAGTCTGCCATCCTTGACCTCAACCTTAGATCCTTCTTTAATTGTTTCTTTTTGCTCAACTTCTTCAGCTTCTGGAACCAATGATTCTTGGTCTGACTTAATAATGTCTTTGCCAGATCTACTAAGATACTGGACTGTCCCAAAGTTTTGAACTGTAGTGTTATAGTCTTTTAAACGATAGTGCAGCACTAAGTAATTTTTAATTAACTTAAGGTCTGATTCTGCTTCTTTGGTAAATCCTTGGCGATTTAATTGGAAAGGGTAACCTTCTTCATCAGGTTTAACTTTAGATACAATATCCAAATAGAAACGATGAGGTATGTTATCACTATACATATTCATAGGATCTATTTTTAACTTTTCTCCAAATTGCCATAAACCATTAGACAAAATTTTCATGTTTTCGCCGTACTTACTTGCTTGGCCATTGGAAACATAAATACGAGCTGTACCCCAATCAAATTTAGCATCTACAAAAGTAGTATATTCATTAGCGTCAAACTTGTTTCCCATTCCATAGATTGAGCTACCATTAAAAGTAACTTCAATGTTGGCAAACAATGGACTATCTTGTAAAACTTCAAAAGCATATTCATTGTCTGCGAAACTAACTTCTTTCATTTCACCAGTAGATTGATCTTTAAATTCTTTAGGGACGGTTACTCGTACAAAAGTGCCATGCCCTTTAGGAAACATATTGGCCCAATCTGGCATTTCTTCTTTTGTCTGAATGTTAATATCGGGAGCTTGAGATGGATCCTCCAATGATGCCATTAACTGATCGCCCTTTGCATACATAGAGCTAATCTTGTCATCTTTCATTGTGATAACTTCTACATCTTCATTGCCAAACAGGAATAACATTTTTGCAATACCAAATCCACCTGATCCAAACTCTGTATCTTTTTTGGTTCCAGCAATAGTCAAGAATACATTAGCTAAAGTGTCTGGAGACATACCGCTGCCGTCATCAGTCATGGCTACGGTGCGTTGATCTTTATCAACTACAATATCTATCTTTCCGGAATCTGTTTTCTTTTGCTCAAGCATTGTTTTGATTGCATCAAAAGAATTTTGTAACATCTCTTTAACCGAAACATTGGTGATGTCGCTCATACTTCCATAAAGCTGTGGTCCTAAAAGTTTAGCAATCCGGGCTACGTTTGCCCCCGGCTTAGACTTAATAGTTTCATACATTGGCTCTTCGCCGCCAGACTCTTTTTGCTCCGCAATGTAGCGGTCAAGAGCTTTACGCTGAGTAGGATTAAGCGGAACCTTGGTAATATCTAGTCCGGTTAAGTTAGCAATAGCTACAGCTAAATCAGGTTCATTTTCGTTTAAGAAATTCTTAACCGCGGATTCGGCTTTAAATCCAACAGCAGCAGACTCCCAATCTCTACGAGGTGTACCGGCCTGCTTAGGCTTAATAGCACTAGCAAGTTTTTTCTTAAAGTCTTCCAAGCGCTCTTTGTTATTCATTACCTTAAAGGAACCATCACCCTCTAATTTAATGGTGACATAACGCTCTGCCTCTGGAACTTTGGCATCGTTGTATTTTTTTTGGGTTGCAAACTTAGTGCGCTTGATGGCTTGATCTACTTGATTTTCAGCAGCCTTTTTCATCTTGCCATAGTCAACATTTTCACCAGCCTTGGCTACTGCTTTTTCAATACCTTCAACAGTAACTGGTTTTTCTTCTTTGCTTTCAACGCCAGATGGTTTAGTAATTTCCGATGTTAATCCACGGCCTTGTTGACGCAAAATTGTTGAGTAATTAATTGTCGTTCTTGAATCATTGGCAGGATTGTATACACCAAAAGCTTTTTCACCAGCACCTGTAATTGTGTATGGAGTATTTTTGCTTGTATATTCAATATCTTGATTGAATGTAACAGTATCACCAATATTGGCTTGTAAAACATCTTGAAGTTTTTGTTTGTAAGATTCTAACTTTTCTTTTTTACTTGGAGCTTTTGGCTTTTGTTCTGTTCTTATTTCTATAGGTTTGGGTGCTTCTTCCTTAGCGGCTTCTCTTTGTTTGGCCTGACGCTCTTTATTGGCCTCAACCTTTTCTTCTTTAGGTTTAACTCTTTTACTTACAGCTTGCAATCTTGCTTCAAATTGATTATGTTCTTTTTGAAGTTTGTCCCAAAGATCGTATTTGCCATCTCTTAGATAATCATATCTTTTGGTAAAAAAATCTACATAATGATCGTATGCTTTTTCTGCATACTCTCTGCTTATATTACGAGTTTTTTGAAAATCTTTAATTGTAGCTTCTTTGTCTTTTAATTGAGCTAAAGCACGAGCTTTCTGTTTATCAAAAGAATCAGGAGCGCTTTCATAAGCACGTTTGTTTTGCTCTACTGTTTTTGCATCGTAAGCAGGGAATACTGAGCCAGCTTTGTTGATAGATAAAAATCCATTTTTTTCAGCAACAGCCAACAAACTTTGTTGATCTTTGCTTTTAAAGGCTTCCATTTTGACTGGATAATCAGTTTCATCTTTTTGCAGTTTTTTTACAGCTTCTTGAATATCTTTTAATGAGAACCTGTCATCATCAGTACGAATGTTTTTGGCAAACTCATCTTGTTCTTTTTGAGCTGGCGATAGTTTCTGCTCTTCTTCAACTTTTTTACCAAGCAATTTATCTGCATTAGCAAAATCTTTTTCTAAAGCCTTTAAACTGCTTGCCATTTTTTCTGGATTAGCATACCGATTTTTATTAGCAATATGTTCAGCATCTTTTACATAACGGAATGTAGATCCAGCAATTCCACTAAGTAAATCTCTAAGATCACGCATCTCGCCAAATGAGGAGCTACCTAAAATATCGGATACTTTGTATCCTTTGCTGTTTACTTTGTCAGCAATAGCTTGCAAATAACCATTAGACTTTGCTACCAAGTCTTGAACTTCGGCAGGAGCTTTTGGTAAAAATTCCTTAAATCGTTTTACTTCTGCTTTATTTCCAGAACGTATATAGTTGTCAAGGCTATACTTATCTTTAGGCATTTCTTCTGCCACGCCAGCCTTTTGCTGCGCTTCTAATAATTTACCTTTGTAGTAGTCTAATTTTTTGGAATCGGTATATCCACCGGAATTGGCTATACTTCTACGTAATCCATTAGAACTAACGGTATCCCCTATTTTTTCTAACTCATCAGCTAATGCTAATGCTTCCTTTTCAATAGCTGGATTATTTGGCAGTTTTTTGTATAAAGGTTTTTTGTACTCTTTATTGTTATACAACTCATCTACGCGCGTTTGAATTTCTTTTTGGCGTGCTTCTAAAGCAGGATCTGCAACCTCACCACGGTTGGCCGCGTCCAATTGCTTAGCTGTGATTTCTTTGTATTCTTGCTTTAAGTTGTCAAACTCTGTACGAAACTCTGGCTTTAATCTATCCAAAGCAGCTTGTGCTGGAGTCTTGCGCTTTAACGGGCCTTCTTCTGGTGGGGCTTCTGGTGGCTTTGGAGGAGTTGTTTCTGTAGGCGCTGGAGGAGTTACGCCACTAGCAACTAGCTCATTTATTTCTTTAGTGATCTGTCCTTGACGTTTGTTTAACTCACCAAATTCACTTGGTTTAGCGGTCTTATATTTATCATCAATTAATTTAAACTCTGTTTCTAAAGCATTGAGGCGGTCAATTCTTTCTTTGTCTTGCTCTTCAATGTCTTGGTCTTCAAGCGCTTTAAATTTACCAAGATCTTGTGGGCCGGCTGGTGGGGTTCCTGTAGGAGGAGTGCCTGCAGGAGGAGCGCCCGGAGCCGCACCTTCTGGTGGAATAGGGGGAGCGCCTTCTACAGTAACATTCTTACCACGTTGTAAGACTGTGCCTTCTTCGGCTTCTGGGCTGTACTTGCGGATCTCTTTGAGGATCTTGTTGGTGGCCATACCAGCGCCGCCCATAACCGCGCCTTGGCCTACAGTAACTAATGCGGTATCTATTGCACCTTGGAAGAACTGTTCTAGGCTGGCTTGTGGGTTTAATCCAAAGCTCATATCGGTTAAGTATTGAGACAGGTAAGTTAACTCTTCGCCTGTTAGATCTTTTAGTACAAAGTTGGCTGCAGTTTTTGCCAGCTCTTTTGCAGAAACGCCGGCGCCAATATCTTTAATACCTTTAAACAATGTAGGCAAGCCAATACGTTCACCCAATACCTCGGCAGCACCAAACAAAGCAGAACGTGCCGTACTTTGGGTTACGTTTAATCCTTCATTACGGCTATCGTCATAGGTCTGTAGGAATGACTGGCCAAACATTGTGGTGTAGGCGGCCGGCAAACCAGCTGCAAGACCAGTAAATATAGTAGGGACGTTTGACAATACAGACTCACCAATATTCTTGGCAATCTTTAATCCGTAGTCTTTTTCAAAAGTCTTTTCTACAGCACCCTGCTCTTTGGCCAGCTGCTTACTGACGCTTTTAACATCATCTTGATGCGTGCCACTGAGGTCGGCAATGATTCTGGCGCCACCTAACCATGTTTGTTGCAAAGCGGTAGACGCACCATACCCGGCTGCTTTAACAGTGCGTAGTGCTTTCTCACCCATCCCCATCTCTGGAGTAATACCAAATCTAGCTGCTTGCCTTTCTTCTTCGGTAGGCATTTTGCTAAAGTCAAACTTAGGCACTTCTGAAAGGTTTGGCGTACCAACCTCACTAATCATCCGATTGTCCACTGGAGGGGCATTTGCCGGAAGTGTAGTGCCGGATAGTAGGCCGGCTTTGTATTCAGCAGACTCAGCAGGCTTTTCTACTGGCTTAGATAAATGATTAATAATTTCAGGATAAGTGTATCCAGATTTTACAGCTGCCGGAACGTCAAACTTGCTTTGCTGGCCTAAAAAGCCGGCAATTTCCGCGTCAGAATACCCAGCTTTTTTTGCGCCTGCAATATCAAAAGCCATACTTAATCCTTATTTTTGAAAGCTAGCTAATGGCGGACGATTTGTTGATGCTGTAGTTGTTACTCCAAGACTACTATTTAGTTGATTTGGATCAAATTGAGTCATTTTTAACAATGGCCTTAGTTCTGGAGATAGGTTCTTCATTGCAAAATTTGCAGCATCAACTTCCATCTGTCCGGGATTGTCTTTATATTTGTTGTACAAAGGTTTACCGGGTTTAGCGTTATCTTTAATGTGCTGCAAACTCTGAGTCAGTAAAGTATTATAACGCTCTTGAGCCATTCCAGTCAGTTGCATTTCTTTGTAAGCGCTAGTATTTTCACGGCTAGCACCAGCAGCGGCTAACTGCGCATTTTTCATATCTAAATTAGATTGAATTTTTATCAATTCGCCTGCCTTTTCCATTCTCTCTTTATTGTCTGCTGCAATACCTTTAGAATCCATCTGAGCTAGTTCGCGCTTTAAAGAAAGGATTGCATTGTTTTCTTTTTCAAACGGACCTAGTGCAGCAAGTCCAGAGCGTCCTACATTAGATGCTAGCTGGCTAAATGTCCCACCCGGCTGACCAGCAGGAGCATTCATCATATTTAATCCAAAACGAGTTATTGCAGATGGATTAATCATGGATTTTTGTTCTTCAATACTTTTTCTTAATTCTTCTTTTTCAAGTGCTCTTTGCTTGGTCGCTGGATTTTCCATGCTCATTAATGCAACGCCAGCTTTGCCATAATCAACATTACCTTTTTTATCGGTAAATTGTTTAATTACATCTGCCATGGTTGGTGTTTTTTCTTCTGGAACATCTTCCCCTTTGGCAAAAGAAGCAATACCACCTTCAGCCATTTGGGTCATGTTTCCTGTTGGCGCGCCAGCTAGACCGGCTCGTTGATTTACATCTTGTGGCATTGGAAGGCCTGCAGATTGCATTGGCTGCATTAGGCTGGCTACTTGAGGGGCGGCCTGTGGGTTGCTGCGGTTATACGCACGCTCTTGCATTAAGCCTTGGGCGTACATATTATCTATTGGAGTAGATACTGGGCTCTGTGGTACTTGTTGCAATTGTTGGTCACTGTACATCTTCATTGGAACAGCGCCGCCTGTACCCATCTTAATTACGCCGCCATCAGCTTTGTTGGCCGCGTTATACATAGCAGCCGCGCCCAAACCTGCGGTTCCAAGACCAGCCAATTGTGAAATCTGGCTAGGAGGAGCTTGATACATCTGAGTAGAAGATTGCTGCATTGGAAGGCCACGCAACATAGAGTTAAGCATACCCAACTGTAAAAATGGATATTGCTGTGCTGTAGCATAGTTTTGAACACCTTGGTTGATAATGTTCTGTTGCTGTTGTTGTTCCAAAGCGCCTTGCTGTGCTTGAGTTCCAAGAATTGATTGCTGAGCAGCCAGTTGTTGACCGCCAAGGCCTGCCAATTGAGCAGCGTTTTGCATAGCCGCTTGGTTGGCCTGTAATCCAAAACCTTGGTTTTGATTGTATTGATTTTGTGCAGCGTTAAATGCTTGGTTATAACCTTGACCAATTACTTGGTTCATAGCCATATTTTTATTACGTTGGTTTTCAGCAGCCATCAACGCTTCACGAGAACCACCAAAAGCGCCAGAACGAGTAGCATCACTCATTTCCCTTGTGCCAGTAATATCGTATTGACGGCCAATTTCTTGCAACGCTGGGTTTAAAGCACTTTGCAAGTAGGGGTTCATGTAACCACCAACTTGACTTTGGAAACCTTGTGGATTTGCGCTTGCGCCTAATCCTAAAGCATTACCAATTCCATAACCTGTAACTTGTTGTGCAGCTCCAAAAGTACCGGGAGTTTGAAGATTAGCAGCGGCTGACTGAGCCTGTTTTTGTAACGGACTAAAGCCGGCCACATAATCTGCTGGGTTATTACTATAAGGTGTGTACGGGTTAAAGCCAGTCATATCAGGCGTGTAAATCTGAGCCTGTGCAGCGTTTAGCATATTCTCTACATATGGCTGTGCATATTCAGGAATATTGGTATTTTGTACTGTAGTTTGAGTTGGCGCTGAAGGAGGAGGCGATCCACCACCACCGCCACCACCATAAATTCGGCCGCCGCCTACTTTATTACGGGTAACGGAATCACCTAGAGGCTCTCCCAAGGCATATAGTTGACGTTTTGAATAACTCATAATCTTCCTTACAACATTTTTGTAAATACTTTGTCTGTCATTTTGTAACCCAAATACTCAAATAACTTTGAATTATCTAAATGCACTTTAGTGTGCATTACAATTCTTTGAACTCCACGTTCTTTCAATACCTTTTCAGCATACTGAAACAACCTAATTCCTACTCTACCTTTGCGAAAACTCTTGGTCACAAAGTACAAATCTTCTATTGCCGTCATGCAAGACTTATAATGAAGATGAGGGGTTACTATAAAAATAATATAACCAATTAACTGCTCATCATTCCTACAAGTAATGCACCGCAGCATTCCTGCCTGCGCCATCCTTTTATAAGCCTCATAATCGGGCTCATAAGGAAATTCTTTTGTTACACATAACTCTTCATAATGCTCTGGGAAAAGTCTTTCAAATTCGTCTACAAACTTAAAGCCGTCAACATCTTCATAGATAATCATGCTGGTAAATATTTATATGCTTTTGTGTCTGCTGCAATGTTCTTTGTCTTGGCTCTTTTTGCTTTAATCCGATCCATCATTGCATATAAACGCTTGGCTCCGGCATCAGTAGATCCGTTACCAAGTTCAGAAACAATACGGGCTGGTATTACAAACTCTCCGGTGGCCAATCTTGCCGGCTGTTTACCGCCAATTGTAGCAGGGATAGAGTCAGAAACCCCATCACCGGGACCTTTTAATAAATGGCCACCATCAGAATAATCGCCTAAATGTGCCCGTCCACCAGCAGCCATTAGTCCACCAGCTTTGGCTTCTGTTGGTTGTTCTGCTGCAATGGCTTCTTTTGCTCTTTGCTCTGCAATCATTTGAGCTGGGTCGGTGCTAATTGCTCCCAATACATTTGACTGTGGAAGTCCTTTGGCCAATTTTACTTTGCTGGAACTAGACAACATTTCTAACAATTTACGGGCGCGGTTATGTGGATCTAGACGAGCTAATTCCGGCTCATCTGCAGCAATTTCAACTGGATGTTGTCTATCATCTAATGCTTGACGTTTTGTTGCCATCTCTATGCCGTGTTCTACTTCGCCAATACCTTCAACCATGCTGCCGTAATCTGGAGATCCTTTATAACTTGCAATACCACCAGAAGCCATACCTTGGGCTGTCAACATAGCGGTTTGTTGTGGAGTGTTTGGTGTTGTTTGAGGTCCAACAGGAAATCCTGCTTGGCTCATATATGCATCTCTTGCTGATTGAGATGGCATTCCACCAACACCTAAACCTTCAAGTCCTACTCCTCCTAAACCGCCAAACATTGGGCGCTGATACTGTCCTTGCGGAGGTAACCCACCTTGCTGTGAAAATTGACCGCCTCCCCATGGATTTCCACCAGCAGGAGTATAACCGTTTGCGCTTTGTGCTTGATTTTGTCCATTGTTAAAGTTTACAGAACCATGCAAATCTATTTGACCGCCACCATCAAAACGTATAGCACCGCCTCTTGCCATATGAGTTGTTGGCTCCCCAGTTAACGGATTTGTTTCCGGATCATATCCTGCCAAAGTACTTTGCATACTCATTGGGGTTTGTGGAGAAGACGAATATTGTGTATGGTCAATTTGACTGCCCGGATACATACCACCAGCAGTAAAGTTTTTATCTTGCATTAAGCCACCAGAAGCGGCGCTTATGGGATTGTAAGGATTGGCCACATAGTTAGGATAAACAGCCTGATATGGTGGTTTTGGTTGTGCTGGCAACATGGCATTAAAAATTGGCTTGCCATTCTCGTCCCGTGGGATTTCTTTCATTCCAAATGGATTTTTTTGCTGGGCTGCGGCCGGTGCAATTGTTGGTTGTTTTGTTAATGAATTCATTAAGAATGGGGCTGCCACACCGGCTAAAGCCATTTTATTATTCATTAAAGTATTGCCAATCGCTGATCCGCTAGTTATTCCGGCGCCCATATTGGCGGCAGTTGATGCGGCAGGGAGCCCCATTCCAGCGTTTGCCATACCAGCAGCTTTAACTATTTCTGCAGCATTAGCATCAGTTAAATTACCAGTCATCTTAGCAATTTGTTCTGTTGTCAAATTAGTCATATTACCAATTTGAGATTTTGCAATTTCGGAGGCGGTTTGTTGTGCAGTTTCTTGAGCGGTTAATCTTGTAGCTTCTGCCGCTGCTTGTTGTTTTGCAAACTCTTGAGCTGCTTGATTTCCACCTTCTTGAGCCGCAACGTTTGCAGTTGATGCTGCTCCTGCTTCCGCCAATCCGCTAGCTAAATTACCACCAGACCAAGTGCCTAAACCAGCCATAAGACCTTGGGTAAGGCTTCCCGTAATAGCATAATCAGCTACACCTACACCAGCTGCAATATAAGGCAAAAGCTCAACCTGACCCGTACCCACAGCTAAAGCACCTAAAGCCATAGGCAATACAGAGCTTAATATTCCTGCTTCTGGAAGGCCTGTTTTTGGATTAATGGTTAAAGACTTTCCTTGGCTTTCTGCAAGTTTTTGCATTGCAGCAAGTTCTTTAGAAGTCATGTGGACTAAATGCGTGTCTTCTCCACGGCCTTGCGCGGCTAAATGATGGGCAGCATGGACTAAACTCATAAAGGTCCTTTTGGGGTATTTGGTGTTGATTTTAACATTAATATAGTGCCGATACAAACTGCATTGTTGCTACTACCGATTGGGTAGAAGGCTTTGTAGGGGTACCACTGGCGGCATAAAATGGGATTGTTACGTTGGTTCCGTCTGTAGTAGACCAAACTATCTGTAAATAATCCCCAACCGCCAAAGAAACAAAGTAGTTCCAGCCTTTAATGTCATGGGATGGGTTTCCTGCTGATTTTCTAGGCGACATACCAATAATCCCTGTAGAACCTGCAATATCCGCTAAAGTGGCTGTTTTGGCTGTATATTGCCTTAACCAAATAAATACATCTTCTGTGGAATTTGCTAGGTTTTGAAGCTGTACGCTAAATTGTAGGTTATACAACCCCGCATAAGTTGGGGTAATGTTTGTTCCGCTAGCTACCGTAAACCCATTAAGAAAGTCGTTTGTATTAAAAGTCAATAGGGTGGCTGTATTAGTCGCCGCTGTTTGGGTTACGCTAGATGATATGGCAGCATAGGGGAAGTTAATATATGTGCCCCCAGCACCAGTACTTAGTGGGGCCGCAAAGTTATCAATCTGGTTAAAGTACAGACGCAGGGCATTTAGTAGCTGGTCTTGATAAGCCTGTGAATACTCAACCGGACCAATAGGTAGGTTAGGCGCTTTTGGTGGGCGCAGTGGTATTGTTTTTTGTACAGTGGTAGAAATCGCCATTATCTACGTCCGTCCGGTCTAATATCCATACGAGGGCTACCTAGCTGCCAAGCAACACCTAGCGTATTAGACTCAATCCTAAACGCCATCTGACGACCACGAAGTCTTGTGTAAACTTGACCAGTAAATTGCTGAATGTTGTAAGTGCCTTTAATAGAATAATTATCGTTACTTTGTACTGTGGGATTATCTGCAACACCGTATGGAGTACCAGAGTTCTGACGTGGTTTAATTGTCATTGTTACAGACGGCTGATTAATAGTAGAACCGTTAAAGTTAACGTCAGGGAGAATACGCCATACAAATCCAAAATTGTGTCCATCACCAATATCAAAGTCAGAAGATTGAACATAAGAATCAATAGCCCTAGCAGTCAAGCCCGAAACATCATCCACACCATTCTCGTGGTACAACAACTGCCCTGTGCCGCCAGTAATAGACATACTAGTAGAAGATACAGTTTGGTTTACGTTTAACTCGTATGTACCAGTACCGCCTGTACCAGTTATGTAGTTTGTAATTTGAGTACCTGAAGCAATCCCAGACCCAAGAATAGTAGTATCTAAAGTAATAGTGCCAGAAGTAATATTGGTAACGGTTAGCGTAGTGCCAGAAATAGAACCAATAAATGTTGCGCTTGGGGTGTAGCTTGCCGCTACTGGATATTGTTGGATTCCAGTCTGCAACCAAGCCGTACGAGATAACGTACCATAATACCAAACACGGTCTAGATAGTTATAAATGATGTATTTGTCTACGGCTGTGCTTTGACTTGAGTTGCTAACGTAATACCACCAGACTTCGTTATACCCTTCATTAGCGCCTGCAAACACCTGATATGCTTGATTCTGATTAATATCATCAAAAATGTATTGACGTAATGAGCATGGCAATGTCTCAACCCTACCAGAATATTGGTAGAACTTCTCTGTACCCATCCAGTAAGTTACGTTATTAACAGTAACCATAGAGTTAGGTGAAATAATAGAAATGTTGTCCATCAACACTTGGAAGCCCCAAACATACGGAGCGCCTAAATACTGCATAGAATATAAGCAAGAGTCAGTCCATACTAGAATCTCTTGGCGTGTTGCACGAGCGCCCATAATATAAGAGCCGTTAGTTAATGCAAACTCACCTGATTGGTTTGTAACATCCGGAACCCATTGGTACTCATTATTTTGATCTGACCAGCGTACCAACATTGGATTAAAGGTGGTGTTTGGGGTTCCAGAAGTATATGGATTAGCCCCCATAGCAATAACAAACCGCTGAATAGCCGAAGAAACTACTTGGTAAGTTGCCGTTGGAACATATGATGAAGACGCTAAGGTAGATAAAAGTTGCGCCCTTGTAGTTACTCCAGAAGAGGCTAACCAATAATATATAGCCCCGCCACGAGGAGCAATCAACAAGTTTTGACCGTAGTTGTCGTTAGACCATAAGCGTAATTGCGAGCCAATACCCACAGTAGCAGCAGAACCCCAAGGACGTATGCCGTATTGAGGGTACACGATAACATTAGAGCCGCCACCAACACCACCATAAGGGGCAGCAGCAGCAATAGTAATTGTGTAAGTATTAGCATCCACATAAGTAATTTGAAAGGTGCTGTTTAAAAGCGTAGCTGGTACAGGGGTTACAGTACTATGTCCAGAAAGACCATAAGTTCCTGTACGCAATCCATAAGTACCCGTAGAAAAACCATAAACAGTTGGTACGGCTGTCACATCTATAGCACCGGCAAAAGACACCCAAACAATAGAAGCCGTTCCAGAACCAGTACCCGCTCCAGTTGCAGTAAATATTGTCCCAACCGTATTAGCAGAAGCGCCAATAGAAGTAAAGCTAGTGGACCCTACAGAAACAATTTTGTATTGTTGACCAACAGTAAAAGCGCCAGCAGTAGTTAAATATCCATGAGCATTTTGAGTTACCGTAACTGTAGTACTTCCCCCAGAAACAGTAAAGGGGTTTGTGCCTAATGCAACGGTGATTGTTGGCGACCATGCGCCTGCGCCCCAGCCGTTACTTGTAGTGTATACGTCATTACCTATTGGGTATTCATACTGGATTGTTACCGTGCCACCACCTGTAGCATTAGAAGAAGCGTTGCTATTAGCAGTAATTTGAAACTGTATAGTACTGAGAACTTTAGTAACTACGTACTCACCGGAAATAGTTAAACCGCCAACAGTTGCAGTGCTAGTTAAAATTACATAATCCCCAATGTTTGGAGAAATTCCGCTAACTGTGTCTGTTACGGTTACGGTTGAAGAGCCGCTTTGCGTAGATAATGGGCTAGCACCTAAAGTAGTTGTTGTGCTGCTACTACTGTTTAAAAGCAACGGGGTAACATCATTATATGTACCGCCTTTGGCAATATAATATTTAACGCTCGTTCCAACACCCATATAGTTGTTGCTAGACAAGTCAACCCAGTTCCATAAGGAACGGCAAACGCCTAAAAATGTGGTGCTAGCAAACCGAATCCAACCGCCAAGTTTTTCAGGAAACCCAGAACGAAAACGAATTTTATCCCCGTCATACCAACCACCCTCGTTTGAGTAATCAGTACCTTCACGGTTTAAACCGGGGCGAAATTGTATTTTCTGTAATGGCATGGTTTACCCTAGTGCTTGCGCTGCTTTGGTTGTTTTAGCAATTCTATCATCTAGCCCTAAAGTTCCACCATTGATTCGCTTAGTGATTTGACCATGTTCTTGTTGGTCGGCTAACTCATTTAAGCCATGTTTGTTCCAAAACCAAGCCGCAGATAACACTGCATATTTAGGCTCAATTAAAAGACTAGGCTGTCCGACTAAATCCGCGCCGATAGCATTTCCACAACGCTCATAGTTTTCACGACCGGTTAACTGGATTAAACCCCTACCATGGAAGTTCCAGCCATCATTTTCTTGGTTGTTACCAAGGCGGCCAGCGTATACCTTATTGGCTAGGGCTTGCGGGTTATGGGCAAATTTATCGGCAGTTTGTAAATCTGGAAAACGGCTAGGCCAAACCTTCATTAGAGTTTCTGGTTTGTAGTTAAGGTTTTCCTCAAGAGTCTTAAAATTACCAGATTCATGAGCGCACTGACCAATAAACGCTGCTTGACGCTTTGGTGTGTTGATGTCATATTTATCAAAGGCAGCCTGCAGTGGCTCCTCCCATTTTGGGTCAATACCTAATGTTTGTAGTGCGTTACTCAGACTCATTGTCGCTTCCTATTTTAATTCCTGTAATAAGTCCTATAAACCCACCCACAATAGTTTGAAAGGCTGGACCAATAATTTGAAATACTTTGTCTGTATCAAAATTAGGGTCAAGTACGGCGTAACCAAACATTAAAAGCATAGCAATAACAATAGCCACCAAAGACCATGCGGCAATAATCATAATATGTTCTTTAGAGTTCATTTATCACCTTTTTTAGCCATTATTTTTTCAAGCGTTCTGCCACCAAAATAAGCAGACATGATTAACATACCCCATTGCCCAAGAAGTTCTACGTAGGTTTGGGTTACATTTAAACCAAAAGCTGAGGCAGTTGCAAATATAAAATAACCAGTTAAGATGGCTATAAGCGTCATGGGGCGTATATTTTTGGATAGCCAACTATCAGATGCCAAGTCTGCTTTCCAACGGTCTGATACGTTGTTTTGCTCATTCATATCGGCTTGCAACTCAGCCAGTTGACCTTCGGCAGCTATTTTTTGTAATTCAATTTGTGCTTGTGCTTTAGCGGCAGGGTCAGGAATTACCTTGTCAATAATCTTAAGACCAGCACCAATAATATCGTCTATACCAAACATATCTATCCTTTAATACCCCAAGTAAAATACCAAGCAATTAATGCTGCAACTGCAAAACAATACATCTGAACCCGTCTTACTTCTTTTATATCATGCTGATATTCTTCGTTGTCTTTACGTTGAAGGTTTTCAATATCTAGTTTAATCTTTAATACTGCATCCCATTCTTTAGCGCCGTACTTTTTTACAAACTCAATCTTCAATCTTGCTTCTTCGTCACTTATTTGCTTTTTATGTTTCCATGCTTCAAGCGCTTTAATTAGCGCCATTTCTTTTTTTACTTCTGCTTCTCGTCTTGCCCGTAATCGCTCTTGGGCTTGTCTTTGTGCTACATCTAATCCGTCTTTTTGTATTCCTTCAATACTTTTGGACAGCCCTTTACTAGCCTCCCGACTTGCATCTAGGCTTCCGCTAAGAGTCTTTACTCCTTCGGACAAACCAAACGGATCTGGCATGGCACACTTTTATTTCACCTTCTTTGTGGCTGGCTTTTTTGCTGCTGGTTTCTTTTTTACGGCTGGCTTTTTAGCAAGTGATTCTTCAAACGCTGGAATCTTTGGGTCAAATTTAACTTTGCCAACCTGTACATCAATCTTAGGCATATAACCTAGCTTGTCCATAATCCATGTAAATGTAAAATTCATAATTTACTCGTAAAGAATGTTAATTGAGCCAGCATCAAATGTGTCAGGAGTTGTAGATGTAATACGAACAGTTGTTAAAGCTGAAGCTAAAGCAATATAGCCTGCATTTGTAGAACCGTTTCCACTTGCATCATTTCTCATAATAATTCCTGATTCAACCCAAGTATTACCAGTAATATTTGTTATTACACAATGACCGCTAAAATTGCTTGAAGCCGCCATGTTATTGCAGATAACAAAAGAAGAAGAAAATGCAGTTAAGTTTCCAGCGTAAGTAGCAGAACCTACATATCCTGACGAAACAATACCGCCTGATGTTCCAAGTTGCATCCATAAATTACTTGCACCATTTGTAGAAACACCATTAAACATTACAGTAATACGTTTTACCCAACTAGGAATGCTAGTAAAATCAATACTTGTTCCGCTTGTAGATGCTTGTGCTGTGCTAGTCATTAAAGCAGAATTTCCTACTGCTCCACTAGGAAATGTAACTCCACTTGTACCGTCAAGAACTAAAGACATAATCTATCCTTAAATAGCCACTAATTCGGCAGTAGTTGTTGCATTAGCAATAGCAGTACGACCAGCAGTTAGACTAGCTGACCAAGTAGCATCATCAGGTGTATTTTCTAAACCAGCTAATGTGTTTAATTGGCGTTTTTGGGCTTCTTCTACAGCTTTAGTATTGAATTGTGCTAATTTAATTGCTTTAGCTTTTTCAAAGTTTACTGTGACTGTAGAACCATTTAATTCCCAAGCATCAAAGAATTGGTTGTCTGCGCCTTGTGGCAATGTGCTGCCATCAACAATAATTGCACCAGCAGGACAGTCTTTTGCTAATACTTCGTTAATAGGCAATTCGCCAGTAGGTACAGTAACACTTACATTACCGTTAGAATTTGTATAAATAATTACTTGTGACATTTGTTTTTCCTTATCTAAATACTGCAAAATCTATACCAGAATCAGAAGTTGTTCCAGAACCGCCTAATGAAGATGGGTATGTAATTTGAATAGTTGTGCTTGAAGCTGATTTTGCATATATGCTTGCAATTAAGTCATTGTTACCAGAAGTATTGAAAGCAGTACCAACAACTCCATAATTTGCATCTGCTAAACTATTTGTAAAAGCAAAAACATAAGTTCCTGTGCTACTTCTAGTAACGCTAGAAATATTGTAAGCGTATCTTAAAGTTGGGGCAGCACCAGCAGAGTAAGCATAACTTCCCCAAGCCTTTGCACTACCATAAATAGCATTATCCATTGCTGTGCTATTACCAGCACCGTCTTGTAGAGTATCTGCGACTATTGTTCCTGCCATGATTTATCCTTATGAGCCTAATATTGCAATATAAATGCCAATATTATTAAGTAGAGATGTACCCCTTGATAATCCTGTTTCAAATCTACATTGTGTTGTTGTCATTGATGTTGGACCAGTATCATATTGACCGCCTACAGTTAAAACAAATCCTGATTCACCAGTATTGTAAGAAACAAGCATCCCTGTTGGAACATAATTAGCATTTGGCATTGCAGTAGTAAAAGTAACTGTATAAGTACCAGTTGATACATAAGTTACTGAACTAACATTAAACGAGTTTTTTATAGTTGCGGTACTTCCTGTATAACCATCAAAATTTACCCAAGCCTTTGCTACACCTAAATAAGCATTATTAGTGCTAAATAAGCCTGTATCTGTATTAATTGTGTTTGCTACGATTGTGCCAGCCATAATTTATCCTTAAACGATTACCCAGCGTGAGCTAGTAGGTATTGTAACGACTACGCCGGTATTGATTGTTATTGGGCCAGCCGACATTGCATTTTTACTTGTACTAATTGTGTAGTTGCTGCTAATGGTTTGACCGTTTTCATACATTGTTCCACCAGCCACAAGACCGCCAGCAGGGGCAGTAGAAGTCCAAGTAGTACCGTTAGAGGTTAACAAATTACCTGATGTTCCGGGAGCTACAACTTGCAACGCAGAAGTGCCATTACCCAAAAGAACATTATTAGCTGTTAATGTAGCCGCCCCCGTACCTCCGTTAGCTACTGGAAGAGTGCCTGTTACGCCTGTAGTCAGTGGTAAACCAGTAGCGTTTGTAAGTGTGCCTGATGCTGGAGTTCCAAGAATTGGTGTTACTAAAGTTGGGCTAGTACCTAAGACGTTTGCTCCAGAACCTGTTGAAGTAGTTACGCCTGTACCGCCAGAAGTAACCGCCAGTGCATTGGTTAAAGAAACTACCTGAGAAGAACTAATTGAAACAGCATCTACACCACTAGTCTGAAGTTTCATTGCTCCAGTAGTGTCTGTCGTTATATTTAACGATGTTGCCGCTGTTGTTCCAGCATTTAAAATTGTAGCCATATTAGGTTCCCGATGTAGAAGCTAAAAGATAATAAACCGTGCCGCCGATATTGACAGCAATTTTATTAGTCACAGTGTTAATAACCGATGCAGACACCGCTGTAGAAGCCAAGGCATTACCAGAAACCGTTGGAAAAGTAATAGTCGGCGTACCCGCAATAGCAGGAGCAGCTAAAGTTAAAGTGCCGCTTGTATCACCAGAAATTGTAAATTGACCCATGATTTATCCTTAAGTCTTGATAATAAAGTTAATACCGAGGTAAGGCGGCAAGTTAGCGTTCGTACCAGAAACACCAGAAGAAGCGTTGGTTGTTGCTACTGTAATTCCTGTTGTTGCAGTATTGGTATTAGCCGTTTGTGGGGTGCCTAAACCCCGTGCCATTACAGGAACGTTGCTTGTTTGAAGATTGTCATTGCTACCAGTAATTGAATGCAAGTGCCCCGGATCAGTAACAGTAGAAGTTGCTGTATGGGTATGGCTAACTACAACTGCGTCAGCAGAACCGCCTGTGGCTCCAACGGTTGTTCCATAAGGCATACGGTTGGTATAGTTCGGCACGTTAAATGTAGTAGATCCGTCACCAACACCAAAAGTTGTGCCGATTACCGCAAAAAGTGCCGCATATGTTGTTCTACTCACAGCAGCACCGGCACAAAGTAACCAGCCTGTAGGGGCTGTACCAGTACCCCACATAATCAAACCACCAGTAGGGGCGCCGTTAGATAACACAAAAGCCGTTGTAGCTAGTTGAGTTGTATTAGTGCCTGCCGCTGCAGTTGGAGCAGTCATTACCCCAGAAATAGAACCTGTAGTTAGTGATGTTGCTCCTGTAACCGACAAAGTACCGCCCACAGATAAGTTGCCAGTATCGGTTAGACCAGCTGCTACTAATGTGCCGTTTACTGTAAAGTTACCAGCCGAACCGGTTTGAGCAGAATATGTGTTTGTGCCGTCACAGTAAACTTGTGCAGTAACCCCGTTAGGAATAGTTACGGCAGTGCCTGAAGACCCGCCAATAGTAATAGCGTAACCGCCAGAAGTATTATTAGTAATAACGTATAGTTTATTTGCCAATGGGCAGATGATTTGCCGTATAGCTGAGTTTGTTCCAGTTACTACCAAGACTACATTTCGTGCCTCATCGGATACCCCGTTGTAGTTTGTTAGCGTATAGTCGGCATTGCTCATTACAATGCTTTGAACACCCGTAATAGCCTGTTCTACCAAGGTGCCAAGGTTGTTATTGGTCGTAGTACCCCATGTACCGGATTGATCGCCGTTACCAATAAGCTCTAGTTTTAAAGACGGTGAGTAGGTACTTGCCATTGTGTATCCTTATTATTGCGTGTTGTCTATATTAGTCCAAACAGGGTTTTGGTCGTCCCCAATGTTTGTCCAAGTGGTTGAATTTGCATTGTTTACGTTATTCCAAGTTACCGTCTGTCCATTATTAACAGCCACCCAAGATGCTGAATTTGTATTATTTACCGCACCCCAAGAAACCGTCTGGTCGTCATTAATTTTAAACCAACCGCGAGGGAACGGGATGTCCAATAATACCAAATTTTCAGTTATCTGACTAGTAAAAGATGCTATAACAGTAATTGCGTCAGCCGGTACTAGGTTTTCTGAAATTAAGGCATATTGGGTTCTTAGGGCGGTTTGGATATCTGCCGGTTGGATGTCTTCGGTTATAGCGGAATTAAAGATTTTAATAGCTACGCTGCTATCTGCAGCCGTTAACGCCTCGGTCAAAGAGCTTACAAAAGAAGCTAAAACAGACTCAACATCGGCTAAATTGGCGTTTTCTGAAATAACTGCCGTAAAGCTGGCAACCACCGACTCAGATTCCGCAACCCCAATATTCTCTAAAACTATGCTGGCAAAGTTGGCTATTACGGTCTGGGAATCGGCTAGGGTTATGGCCTCGGATATGTCTCCAAAGGCAGTACGTAAAACAATAGAAGAATCAGCTAAAGTCGCAGATTCAGTAATAGCAGAGGCAAAAGAAGTAACAACCGACTCAATGTCCGCTAAAGTAGTATCTTCGGTAATAACTCCGGCAAATGTGGCATTGCCAACAGGGGTGTCTGCTAGAGTTAAAGGCTCTGATATGTTGCTTAAAAAAGATGCGGTTGTACTAGGGGTGTCGTTTATTGTGTAGTTTTCGGATATAGCACTAGCAAAAGCAGTTACTACAAACTCTAAATCTGCCAATGTTACTGCCTCAGAAACCGCATAAGCAAAAGTAGCTAAAACATCTTCTGAATCGTTTATCGTGTAGGGTTCAGTTATGTTGCTTAAAAAAGCTGCATTTGATGTAGGCGTGTCAGCTAGGCTTGAATTTTCTGCTATGTTGTTGGCAAAAGCGGCGGTTGTACTTGGTGTATCGGCTAGGCTTGAGTTTTCTGTAACGGTTTCGGTGTAGTCAAAGAACCAACCTGTATTATTGCCGTTATTTACAGAACTAATTGCTCGCCATGTTGCACCACCAGTAGCCGTACTGTCTTGAATAGCTAGGTAATATGCGTTTACTGTGCCGCTACCTTTAGCAATATTTTTTGCTGTTCCTGTTGTTGTACTATTTAAAGTAACTAAATTTCCTGCTGTTCCGTTTACATTAAAATTAGTAACCGTTGTGGTATTCGCAGTTGAAAGTATAGAAATAGTACATGGGCTTACTGTGTTTGTAAGGGTGACAATACTTGTACTAGCTGCCGAGGCACCAATAATTAATTGCTGTCCAACTCCACTAATAGTTACTTGAGGCCAAGATTGACCAGCACCACCACCGTAAAATTGCGTTGGTCCCGTAGTAGTAAATATTATGCTAGACCCAACAATGTTAAATGTTGTGCCGCTTCCAGCCACAAAAAACCCTGATGAAGTTGAGCCTCCGGTGACTGTAATAGTGCTGTTTGTTATTGTTAATGTTTTTGTGTTTGTTCCAGTTCCGTTAAATACCGCACAAGTAATGTTTTTGCTATTGCTATTAAGCGTTCCAGCGACAAAATTAAATGTTCCGTTGCTAGTACTGGCAATTAAAGTTAAATCATCGGCAAGAACTAATACTCCTTGCTGTGTAGAAGCAACTCCCCTAGAAACTGGTGCGTCTATAGTAAGTCCGCCGCTAGTAAATGTCTGTGTTGAGGACGATGAAACGTTGCAAAACGCTATGCCGTAAATATTTGGGGTATAGCTTGCTCCTGTACTAGACGATGGAAAGGTTAAATTTCCATAAAAATATGCTGGGTTTCCAGAACTTGTTGTAGTAATTGCGCCGGTAAAACCGGTAAAGTCTACGTTGTTGTAAAAACGATTTCCAGATACGTTAAATGTATCTGAACCCGCACTAATATTAAAATTAAGTGTATTAGTTTCTGTTGGACTATTTACTTGTGAAGTTATTATTCTTGTACCCACTGAACCACTATACGTGCAGTTAATTAACCCCGTTCCAGTAAAAGTAAAAGGGTATAGTGTTGAGCTATTATTACTCCAAACAGTTACGTTGTTTGCAGATACAGTAATGTTTGCCGTTCCAAATAAAACAGTATGTGGCGCATTAAAAGTAGCGTTATAGTACCCAGCAGTTAAATTTTTATTGTTTAAATCTAGCGTTCCACTAGCATGGGAAAGCTGCCTTGTTGACCCCATTGTAAAAGCATCTTGTAATTGTATGCTTGTAGCTAAGTTTACAGTACCGGCTGTGGTCTGTGCTGCTGTTGTACTATTTAAGTACGATACCGTTGTGCTTGATGATGCTGTTACTGTGTAAGTTCCGTTGTACCCTAAAGGTGAAATGCCACTTACTGTAATAGTTTGCCCAACTACTGGGTAATAGCCTGTAGAAGTAAAAGTTAAAGTTGCTGTTGTTCCATCACCAGTTGCTGCTGTTGTTGTTAAAGCACGACCCATAAATATTGGACCGTCAATTAATGTGTTGTTGGTTGTTATTTTTTGTGTTGCCGTAGTTCCAACAAACTGTAATGTATTTCCAGTAGAAGTATATGTTGTTCCTGACGGCAGTACAAAATCACCGAGCACAAACATACTGGATCCTGTAAATCCAAATGTTCCGCTAAAACCAGTTAAATCTATTGTCTGAAATGCCGCATTAGTTCCGCTAAAAGTAACTGAACCACTGCCAGCTTTTACATAAATACTAACTGCTTGATTGCTAAGAGTTCCGCCTTGTGTAAATGTTCTATTATTACCTGAACTGGAATCTGTGGCATTGATTGTTGGTGTGCCTGTTACACTAAAACCTGTAATTGTGCTAGTAGTCCAAAGAGTTCCAGCTAAAGAACTTAAATTAATATTTCCCGTAGTACCAAAAGCAATAACCCTAGTATTAGAATTTGATAAACTAAATGCTCCTGTTGTATAGCTTTTATTGTTTAAGTCTAACGTTCCACTTGTAAGAGTTGTTGTTCTACCCGCACTGCAAGTTAATGCGTCTTGTAATTGATATGTTTGTGTTCCGCTAAATGTAATTGGGCAATCTAATGATAGCGTTGCAGAGGTAATGTTTTGCTGAATTAAAGTGGATGCAAAAGTAAGCGTTGATGCGCCGCCACCAATTGTCATGCCACTAGAAAGAGTCAAACTACCATAAAGTGTTCTTGTATTAATTGGGCAAGTGCCGGTAAAGCCAGTAAAATTTAAGTTTCTAAGGTATATATAAATTGCAACAATATCGGAACCAGCAGATACGTTAAAATCAAGCGCTGTTGCTTCAGAACCACCAGCTGTATTGCCGCAGGTAATTGTTCTAGTTCCTGTGGAACCACTGTATGTTAAGTTTACTGTTGGGGTTCCTGTGTAGGTAAAACCCGTGGCAGTTGTCATATTAAAAATAGTTGCGTTGTTGCTTACTATAGTCAAGTTGCCTGTTGTACCAAACAGTATGGAACGAGTATTGCTGTTTGTTGAACTAAATAGACCTGCGGTAGCTGTTTTGTTGTTTAAATCTAAAGTTCCGCTGCTTAAACCTAATGACCTTGTGGAGCCTAAAGTTAACGCATCTACTAGTTGTACTGTTGCGCCAGTTGAAGCAATGGTAACTGGAAAATCTAGTGTTTGTGAGGCGGAAGTAATTGTTTGTGTTCCGCTAGTTGCCGCAAAGGTTGTTGTATTTGTGCTAGTACTAACAGTCATTCCTGAAACAAGCGTTAAATTTCCATATATGGTTCTTGAACCACTAATTAACTGCCCAGTAAAACCAGTAAAGTTAATATTTTTAAAAGTTCCACTAAAAGATACTGAATCTGAGCCAGCAGAAATATTATAGTTAAATGAGTTTGTTTCAGTACCACCAGCGGTTGAGCCAAACGAAGCTGTTCTTGTTACTCCTGATGCGGCATTACCAGTCAAATTTACAGTTGGTGTTCCTGTATAAGTAAAACCCGTAGCAGTAGCCATACTTACAACGTTGGCTGTTGATGTACAGGTGTTTGTGTAATTTCCTGTAGTTCCAAATAAAATAGAACGAGTGTTAGTACTGCTTGAAGCAAGTTGACCAAAATTAGTTAACGTTTTATTATTAAGGTCTAGCGTTCCACCTGTAAGTGTAATATTTCTTATTGTTGCAGTGCCTACTGATAAATTATCTATTAATTGATATGTAGCAGTTCCACTAAAGGTAATTGGAAAGTCTAGGTTTAATGCAGCAGAAGTGATTGTTTGTGTTCCGCTAGTTGCCGCAAAAGTTGTTGTAGCCGTACCAGCCGTTAATGACATTCCTGAAACAAGCGTTAAATTTCCATATATTGTTCTTGTATTAGAACCACCGTTAAATGTTCCGCTAAAGCCAGTAAAGTTAAGGTTTTTAATGCCACTTTGATTACCAAATGCAACGGTATCTGAACCAGCAGAAATATTAAAACTAATTGAGTTTGCTTCAGTAACAATGGTTGGGTTAATTGACCTAGTTCCTGTAGAACCTGAATAAGTGCAATTAATTACAGGAGTTCCTGTAACAGAAAAAGTAGTTGCCCCAGTATAAATAGTGGCACTACTGCCAGCAATCGTAATACTATTTGAGCCAAAAGCTAATGTGCCTGTAAATCCTGTCATTGTTAGGGTTGAACAAGTTGCAACACCAGCACCAATGGTTACAGTTCCAGCACCTGAATTGGCATCAAAGAATACTGTATCGGAAGTAGTAGGTACGGCAGAACCACCAATACCACCTGATGTAGTAGACCATTTAAGTAGGGCAGTTCCATCCCATGAAGCTGTTCCGCCTACCCAATATCTGTTTGCCACGGTTTACACCTGTGGTTCTGGGTCTGGATTGGGATTCTCTACGGGTGTAGTAATAATGGTGTACCACTTATCAAAACGAGCTTGTTTCATAGCCTCAAGTTCAGCATCTGTATACGTGTGGTCATCAGGCAGAATTAAAGCATCACTAAACGTGTGATTGTTTTGTGTGATTACGAAGTCTATGACCATTATGAAGTGGCAGTAGTCGTGTAAGTAACAGCTAAAGAATCGCCACTTGCTACAGTTTTTGAACCGCCAGTAAAGCTACCAGCAGAATATAAAACGCCCGTAGTTGTATCTTTAGTAGCAGAAGCACCTGAACCGGAGTTAATAAAGCAACCTGCAACAGTTCCAGAAGAAGTCATTGCAAAAGTTAAAGCTGGAGCAGTCTTAGAAGTTACGTTAGACGGTGTAGTACCTGTGCTTGTAGCGGTTGTCCATACTGGAGCTTGACGATTGCCTGTATAGGCTGGAGCATTTGTACCACCAACTTCTGTCCATGCGTGTGAAGCCATAGTGTCAGCTGCTGTGTAAGTTGTTGTTCCGCCAAGTAAGCCTAAGTAGTTAGCACCAGAAGCAGTACCGCCGTTTGAAGTAGCGCCAAAGTAATAGTTAAATAGGTCTTGTTTGCCTACGGCTGTAACCAAGTTAGGGGCTACATCTTCCCATTTAAGGCTGCCGTCTGCACCATAGCATCTAACGGTGTAATAGCCTTCAACGCCAACAGTTTCATCCATACCGGCGCCACGGGTTACAGTAGCAGTGCTGATATCACCTAATTTTGCTAATTCATTGTTCATAATAAGTCCTTAATTGGAAAAACGAATAACAGCATTGGTAGCATTATTCGTAGGAAACGTAATTGTAAAGCTTGTTGTAGGAGTTTTGTCCGCCCCAAAATCCAGTACTGCCACTGCCGCATTAGTCGTACTATTATAGATTAAAGCCCCTCTAACTGTAAAGGAAGCTGGGCTCCAAGTTACATTTGCAAACGACAAATAAGCCGTATAGTCATCCGTTTGTGGGGGTATAACAGTTAAAGTCTTACCACCTGCCGTATAGCCAGTACCCACCACTTCGCCTGTAGTTGTATAAATTAGGGTTGATTGGTTTAAAGTAGCATTGGCGGTGTATAGGGCAATTTTGTAGGTGTAGGGGGTTCCAACCGCAAAGTTCTCTAAAGCGCTTAAGCAATTCTTTTTAAATACTGTAGTTTGTCCTTGAGCAATTGTCATGGTTTAACTTGTCCAATTCTATACTGCCCATCTCTGTAGGCATCCCCACGCTCAAGACCAGAACCAAGGCGGTTTAGTTGACCCATAGCTTCGTTATATTTATCTTCGTAATACTTAACCAAATCCGCTTCACCCTTCATAAAGAGCATAGCTTCCCGCATTGCACCATAAAACAAAACTGGATCATAGTTATCACCAAGCCAGCTAGTACCGGATGTGTTGTTTACACTAGAAACAGTATATGTAAGTCCAGACCCAGAACCGCCAATATAATAATTAGAACAGCTTAAAACATCTCCAGCAGCATAAAAATTACCGCCGTTTTCTATAATCATAGATGTAATTGTTTGACCAGAAACTATAATGTTTGCCGTTGCACCAGACCCAGAACCGCCGGTTAACGGTACGTTTTCATATGCTCCATTGGTATAAAGAGAGCCAGTATTAGTAACTGAACCTAAAGCAATAACGCCTTGAACAATGGAAACTGGGTAGTAAAAATAGTGCAGTTCTGCGTTGTAACTATCATCAGGTGTTGGCCCCATAATAAAAGACAACTCATTAGCATTGCTATATTGAGAACCAAATAATGCGTAATACTTAGGTAAACCGTTATTAGCAGAGTTAGTATTTGGATACGCTTCTCTAATAAAATTAACGTCTTTGTTTAATAGGTATGTGTAGTTCCCAGATCCATCAATAACTGCTAAAGAATACGTAGCAAGATAGTCATCAGGGCAAGACAAATACTTATTATTAGCGGTAAGCGTACCCGTCACGTTTTTGCGCAACGCTGGAATTTGGACTGAATTGTAAATACGTTCTTCGGCTTGTTTTACAAAAACCGGTATATTCGCTACAAATAGCGCTTCAGTATTCTCAGAATAGTCCTGTATTGCCTGATACAGATTTACATAATTCATTAGG